TATTTATTATATGTATATTTATTAATTTACGGAAAAATGGCTGAGTCCGGTCTAAGGCGTCCGACTTGAAATCGGAAGTAGGCGCAAGTCTACCGTGGGTTCGAATCCTACTTTTTCCGCCAATTTTGCAGCATAAACATAAATGGTGATGTGCAAGTTTCGTAAACTTGAAAACCGAGTTCGATTCTCGGATGCTGCTCCATATTGGTATATTATAAGTTCATATATACTATACTTATTGGTAGCTATGGCTACTAATAATATAATACTAAACGGTCAGACATTTAATAAGTCTGACTCATTCAATCCAAACACAGAAAATCTACAAACAGATGGTCTTTCTGTGCTTTGTTTCAGTCAAAATGATGATTCTAAAGTAAATGACTGTATCATAGATGGTCAAGATGCACGCTGGGGAGGCAAAGCCTCATTAACATTTGGTCTTGAATATAATAGATGCACATTCAAGAATGGCACTGCACGAGCATTTGATATGGTGCGTGGTGGCAATGTTACATTTACTGAATGTATATTTGAAAACACTGTACGCAAGCCTGTAGCATCACAGTATACTATAGCAGAACAATGCGACATTGGTATAAAAGCTGGTGTACATGATGTAACATTTCATAGTTGCATATTCAATGATATTTTAATAGGTGATTATAGCATATATGATCAACAAGATCGTCCAAAAGCTCGTCGCTTTACTTTTATCAATTGCAAAAATAAAGATGGTGGACCAATCATTATTCGTGGCAAATATGTTGATAAAGATTCTATCAATCTTGTTGGTACACATGCAAAAATGTGGGTTTGGCCGTCATTTTTAACCAAATTATATTGGATGTTTAATCGCAAGTTTGGCGACACTCGCAAACCAGATGGTTGGAATGTATATGATCATAGAGAGTTGGACTAAAACATAACATCGCAGTTTTTATATAAAAAATTATCTTGCCAAATTGGTAAGCGTGTATCATATTTATCGGTTCAAACGTCTAAAGACGAAAACTAAATAATAATATATGAAATATAATAACACACAAAATAACTCGCTGCTTGTGAAGCTCTTTGCTTCTATGATGCTGTTTGTGGTCACTGTGACCAGTGTATTTGCCATTCCCGGCATTACATCCACAAACCTACAAACAACATCGGGTGTAACAGTTACAGGTGCAGGTACTACTCTTAGTATCGTCGCCCCAAACAAGTCTGTGCTTACATGGCAGAACTTTGGAAGTGGCACGGATACTATTGCTATTGGAGATGCACTAAACTATACACTTCCTTCCAATAATGCATCCGTACTAAACATTGTTGCTGGTGGAGCATCTTCAACCATCAACGGTACACTTTCCTCTAACGGTAATGTATATGTTCTGAATCCAAATGGCATTTTGATTGGTGGAAGTGCCCGAATTGATGTCAACCGTTTGGGCTTGAGCACATCCGACAACACATCATTTGCTAGTTTTTATTTCCAGCAAAATGGATTTCTTCCGTCCCAAGACGGTCTGGTTCCTGTAGCTGGTAATACAACCATCAGCAATGGTGCAATCATTGCAGTAAGCGAAAATATTACTCTTGTTTCCAAGAATATCACGGTCGGTGGTGTATTGTCTCAAGGAAATCTCGTGCTCAATGCCGATGGTAATGTTACTGTGGGTTCTGCTGGTATGGCTTATATCGCTGGCAATTTGACTATCAATAATCCAACTGGAACAACTACAATTGGTTCTGCTGGCAACAACACAATTATCACCAATAACCTAGTGGTCAATGGAAATTCTACAAGTGCGTTTTCTTCGGTTGCTACTGGCACAATACAAGCCAAGACGCTGAACGTCACGGCTGGAACAATTCTAGCCGATCGTATCAGCACAAGCAACACAACCGTAACTGGCACAAACGTCACTGTTAATGTTGGTTCTGGTGCTGGTACGCCTTCTGTTACCGCAGTTGGTAATGGCACAGTACAAATATCCGCTCCCGCATCTCTTGCCGTAAATGTCACCAATTCTGGTGTTGGTGCAACTAGCGTATCTGCTGGTGGCAATTTGACATTGGGCAAGGTGCAAGTTGAAGGTTTGGCTGGTGCTTCTTTTACTGGTGCCGCCGTGACTGACACTTCGTCCAGAATCTTTGTTTATGGCGGAACATCTTTCACCGCAACTGCTGGAAATGTTACTATCGACAAAGGACAACACAGTTTTGGTCCAGTTAGCGTATCTGCTACTGGCGAAGCCTTGATCTTTGAAGATGCAGCCACACAACTAAACGTTGTTAACACACCAAAGTTGACATTGCGTTCTGTTGATTATATTTTTCAAACTCCGACAACTGGTGTAGTTAATAGCTCATTAGTTTCTGTTGTGGGCACTGGAAATATAACACTCGGTGCTGCCACAAACTCTGCTGGAAATTACACAATCATCGGCAATGATATTGTGTTTGCCAACAACGGTGCATTGTCTATATCCACAACTGCAACTGGCAACGCTTCTGTTGCATCAACGGGCGCAGTGACTCTCGGCTCAACAACCACGGGTGGCACACTAACAGTTACTTCTGCTGGAGCAATCGCTCAAGCGGTTGACACAAAGGTATATGCCTTGGGTGCATCAAACTTTGTTGGAACTGGATTGACGCTATCAAATGCTGGCAACGGCTTTGGTGGCATCACAGTTGATGTTGGTACTGCCGGTACTGCCACAATCACCGAAGAAACAACTTTAAACCTTGTTTCTCTTCGCGCTGCTAATGCAACCGTAAAAAGTACATTCGATGTTATTACAACTGGTATATTGCCAGTAGTCGCTGATACATTCAATGTTGTTGTTGGTGGGGATTTTGTTCCTGCTGCAAACTTCCGCGCTGTTAATGCTGTTACAGTATTGTCTGGTGGAAATGTTGACTTGAGTAATTTGAGTTTGATCACAAACTTGAATAACAAGAGTCCAAGCATCATTGCCAAAGGATACAAGGCTCCACAGTCATAATAGATATTATAAAGTGTATACTTCAAAAACCCAACCTTAAATGGTTGGGTTTTTTGTTATATTCATATATATTTATAATAACTTATGAAGAAATCAGAACTCAAAAATCTTATCAAAGAAGTGATGGATGAAATAGTAGAACTTAATCCAGAAAAACAAGAACAAATGACAACTACACAGTTGAATGGATTGAATCAAAAGTCTGAAAAAATGCTAGAAATAATGAAATCAAGTGATGTTAAGTTGGAACCTTGGATGATTGATCTTATCAGTCAAGCATATCACAACATTGATGCTGTTGCCAACAAACTGATGTTTGGTGATAAAAAAGATTAAGAAAGTTGTTGACTTTAGATAAAATTCTGCCACTATCTTAATCAAGAAAAGGGTGTGATGAATTGATCACACGGAGGTAACGGGTAGGCTTTCCTCCGAAGGACACGAACCGCAATATGTGTCTTCCTCGTTCTTTGATATTTTCCTCTCGTAGCTTAATGGTAGAGCTGGCTCTTTATAGGGGCATGGTTGTGGGTTCGAGTCCTACCGGGAGGACCAATTTTGAGAATAAAAAAGGCACTTGGCCCGATGATAATTGTGACGCTTGCAACCTCGCTAGAGGGAACTTAGTAAGCAAGCTGCGTCAGTCCAAAAGGATTGGTCGTCTAACTACGAGGTAATGCTCATCTTAGATGTAGATGTACAAGCACATCGTATAATAGCAGAGTTTCAGCACAGCCAAGAGGTAGAATGTCTGGCGGTTGATAGACACCTACTGTAGCATCATCATTCTAGGTTAGCAACTAGGTATTCTCAAATATTTTATTAGATTTTTAGCAAAGAGTAACTAGTATAATATTCAACTTGATTCCAAACCAAGCCAAAATATTGTGTGAACTAGTTTACTCGGCTATTTATGGTAGCGAGGTCGATTGGTTAAGGCAGCGGTTTCATAAGCCGTTCTATGTGGGTTCAATTCCCACCGCTACTTCCATTTTTAGTGCCGCCGAAGTTCATATGGGTGAACAATTCATTGGTAATGAATAAGAAGTTGGTCCGATTCCAACCGGTGGCTCCAATTATTGTATATTGACATATATGTATTATTGAGTAATAATTGCAATATTAAAAATGAGTGAAATTGATCTACTAAGAATTCTTCCAAAGGAACAATTTACCGAATATAAAGGAAAGTGTATACAGATACGTGATCTAATAAAGATACTTGAAAAACAGAATGAAAAAAATATTAATAATGGGACTGCCCGGCGCAGGAAAAACAACACTGGCAACTGAGTTAGCAAGTACATTAAATGCAGTACACTTCAATGCAGACGAAATTCGTAAAGAAATAAATAAAGACTTGACGTTTAGTATAGAAGATAGAATAGAACAAGCACGTCGTATGAAAGTGCTATGTGATATAGTTGTCAGGTCTGGAAATTATGCTATAGCAGATTTTGTGTGTCCAACAAAAGAAGCGCAGGAAGCATTTATAACACAAGATACATATGTTGTTTGGGTTGATAGAACAAAGGTTAGTAGATATGAAGACACCAATAAATTGTTTCATCCACCAGAAAATTTTGATATGATAGTCAATGAATATGGATCTCCAAAATTTTGGGCTTTGTTGATTGTTGACGAACTGCAAGCACACTAATTGATATATTATATCTTTTGGTCATATATATTATATATATTTCTATATAATATATGGCTAAAAAGATCAAAGTTAAACCAACTGATATAATAAATAGTCCTTTGTTTGCTGGAGTGCCGCCAAAATTTGTAAAAAAAGCGGCTACTTTTTGTGAAGTAAAAGAGTATAGTGCTGGTTCATTTATAATAAATGAAGGTGAAAAAGGAGACTTTATGTTTATTATACTTGATGGTCAAGTGGATGTATTAAAAGGACCAAAGAAGATGAAATTAGCCACACTTGGACAAGGTGTATTTTTGGGAGAAGGTGCATTGGTTAGTAGATCACCAAGAAATGCAAGTATTGTAGCAAATAGCAGTGTTAAACTTGCTGTATTTGATCAAAATGGATTTGATAAATTATCTGTTATGCATCCATGTATTCCTGTAACAATGATGAATATACACAATGAAAGATGCAAAGACACAGTTCGTAAACTCAATATATTAAAATCAAAAGAATTTATATTGATGGCAGCAGTTGGATTGGTGTTGCTTGTAAAAAATTCACATAGTATACTTCCAATGAATTTACATGATATTGCAGATCAAATTGCAAGTTATATTCCAGATCAAGTTATGGCATTGGGTGGTCCAGCGGCAGCAGCAATTGGATTGAAATTAAAACAAATGGAAATGGGTGACATTGTTTCTAAATTAGATAAGATTTGATAGTTTGTAGTTGACGAGAACAATATAATGTGTATAGTTATGTTTGTTCTTTGATAAAGATAGTTGAAATGGCAATAATAAGAGAAAAAAATCCACTCTGTATGCTTTTTGACTAAAGTTCTTTATATTTATTGTATATGGCAAACATCAAATACAAATATACTAAAGAAATTTTAGAAGACACCGTTGGCAAGTCCAAGTCTTATGCTGATGTAATGCGTTACCTTGGAATGAAAATGTCCGGTGGAAATCACGCGCATATAAAGCGTCAAATCAAAAAGTTCGGAATTGATACTTCTCACTTTGAGGTCAATCTAGAATCATTTAGAAGTGCTGCGAGAGAAAGAGCGTTCAAGACCCGGAAGACGTGTGATGAAGTATTCAATCTTTCCCCCGAATATAGATTGAAAGGAAAAATGATGACACGTGCGTTGATAGAGTCGGGAGAGGAATATACGTGTGTTAAATGTGGAATAGGTAAAGAATATAATGGATTACCCATTACACTTGAAGTGGACCATATTGACGAAAATTGGAGAAACAATAAGAAAGAAAATCTCCAATTCTTGTGTCCAAATTGTCATTCTCAACGAAAATAATTTATGTGGGCGAGTGGTGGAACTGGATATACACGCAAGTCTTAGGAACTTGTGCCGAAAGGCGTGTGGGTTCGAATCCCACCTCGCCCACCAATTTAAATACTTTTTTCTGGTAGTAAATTCTTTGAGGTTCGTCGCCTCATTTACTGGCTGATATACAATGACAAAATCGTGGTTATTATTGATTGAAATGAAACGACTTCCGACACGCGGGTCTGATATAATAGTTAGATTAGAGTCCTTGAGGTAATGACTTGATTGTATATCGAAGGGGAGCATAACTGCGGTGCCATACCTTGGGATGACCAACCCAACGCGCAGTCAGAAAAAAAATAAGTGCTGACATTGGGGATGACTCACCTGCTGATGAACCAATGGCGCGGAGACGCAGGTCACTACCGCCAGCACTTCACTTTATGGCCGCATGTTGGAATGGTAGACAACCTTGACTCAAAATCAAGTGCTCTAACGGGCGTGGGGGTTCAAGTCCCTCTGCGGCTACCAATTTATGAAAACTAAACTACCAAAACAAATCATTCGTATTGATGACGGTGAAGTATTTTCATTTAATGAAAATGGAACATATTCGCTTGAAATGATGAAACAAGAATTCCCCAATCATTTGTATAATGAATACACATATGAAGTTTTGATGGAAAATTTCAAAGGATGCTTTAGACACGAATAATTTTATGGATACTCAAACTATTACAACAAACTATGATGCTGGAAAAATTGCAAAGCGAGAAGCAATGCGTAAAGAATTAAAGCGAATGAAGATGCAACATATGATTGAACTAAATCAAACTATCGGTGAAAAAGCTGATGTTGTTGCAAAAAGATGGATTGCTGAGTTGAAACAAAAATAATTTTATGGCCGTATGATGGAACTGGATATACATTTTGGACTTAAAATCCAACGCCCGTAAGGGATTGAGGGTTCAAATCCCTCTGCGGCTACCAATTTATAATATGAAAACATTATGGAGAATATGGGCAAAAGCCCTTGGAGAAAAAGCAAGTGAAAATGACTGTGAAGCAGATCGTGTTGCACTTGTTCGCACACTCATTGTGCTTTGTTATGTTATTACAAACATATTCATTGTCGCGGGAGTAATAAAGCATTGGAATGACTAAAGAGATTTATATTGAAAGCGGTAATCATTGGATAAATGCTCCATATCCATTGAAGCCAAATGATACTGAAGTAAAAATGTATCAACAACATCTATTGACTGGAACTACATTGCTACTTGGTTCTACAGTTCCTTTATTACCTTTGTGTGATGAAGCAATTGACTTGACTCCAAGAATACAAGATCCAAAAATAATCAAGGGAGATTGGAATAACATAGAAAAATTTTATGATAATATTATTGGAGACGGAGTTCTAAATTTAGAAGGAGAAAAGATAATTGAAAATCTTCGTCCCAAGTGCCATAGATTCATAAGCAGAGTATTTTCTAGAAAATTCTCGTATATGAAATACGCTACATTTTTTTATAAAGATTTTCATAACGCAATCAAAATAGCAGAAATAAATGAATCATGTCCGATTTTCATCTGGAAGTTTACAAGTTAGTAACTGCATTGGAAGAAAACCAATACAAAGAGCGTGATGTATCGTTATTGATACCAAAACTTAATATATTGACAAGAGAAGAGTTGCAGAAAATACCTATAGACCAATCCAAACCATTTTCATCCACCAGTGGAGCAACCGGTCAACCAGTATTTGTTCAAAAGTATATGGCACAGCATATATGGTATTGGGCAACCAATATGCGTGAACTAATTTGGAGAAAGTGGGATACATCATTAAATTTGGCTGTAATCAATGCGCCTGTAACAGAAGAAAAGATTACACCTTGGCCGACAAATCCATATCTATTTACAAAAGGAGTTGGAAAGTGTTATATGCATCCAACGCGCGGAGACTTGCAAGGTTGGCTATATAGAATACAACCAGATTATTTGCATACATATCCATCTATTATAGCCACACTTGATACATCTAAACTAAAAGATGTAAAATCAACAAGTGAAAGAGGCGGAACCAATTATAGTTCAGAAGAAGTTGGTACAATTGGATTAGAATGCCCAGACAATCCGGATGTATATCATATCATGGAGAACATTGTTATAGAAATCGTAGATGACAATGACATCCTCGTTACAGACCTCACACATCCATATATAAAGAGATACAAAATTGGAGATAAAGGAGAGTTTGCTACTTGCAGTTGTGGAAGAAAATTACAAACCATAAATCGTAATGTTCTTGGTAGAATTCGTAATATGATAAAGTATCAAGATGGCACAACTGCGTGGCCACTGTTTGGCAGCAATACCATAAGAAATGCATGTGATACAATAAAAAGATTTCAATGTGTGCAAGAGTCATATTCGGATATTACATTGAAGATTCAAGGAAATGTACCAGAAGATAAAATTGAAGATGTAAAGAAATTGGTATTGAAAAGACTCAATCATCCATTCAATTTAAAAATAGAATTTGTAGAATCTTTTCCAGAAGGAAAATTTGAAGAGTTTGTTTGTAATATATAAATGCATCTGTCGGCAATTGGACAGTCAACGTGGTTTCTACCCACATTTAGTGTCAGTTCGAATCTGACCAGATGCACCATTCTTCAACTTTATAAAAACATTATATAATAAGTATTTACTACCAGACACTTGACTTTTTATAAAAACGAGCATATAGTTATGTCTGTTAGGGTTAGAATAGTCATATAACCTACGGGTCTGTGACTTTTATATGAAAGGATACATACTATGCTCATTGCTATAGCATGTTACGCTGTTCTTGGCTTGATTGTCATTGCGGACGGCGATTATAACAGAAAATAAACAGAAAATCATAAAGAGGGTGGAAATTCCACCCTCTTTTTTTGTGCTCGTATATTTATAAGTGTGATCAAACTGAAAGACATATTAGCAGAAGCCAAACTATACTCTTATTCTATAAAAGAAGTATTAGATAAGTTTCTACAGTTTGATGGAAAAACAATGATATTGTTTGATACAGAAACTGTTGGATTAGAACCAAACACTTCATATATTCAACTTACACATATTGCTGCAATTGCATATGAAGGTTCTTCACTAAAAGAAATTGGAGAGTTTTCCAAAAAGGTAAATATTGGTTCCGCTTTGAACAATGCATTGAATGATCCAAATAGTACAGAAGCAAAGCAGTTGGATAAAGAAATGAATAGAAGATTGAAAAAATATGGCAAGCCAGACTTGCACCCAAGAGATGCATTAAAAATGACTGGTTATGAAAATCCAAATGCAGAAAAGTTGGATGAAAAAGAAGCATTGATTCAATTTGAAAAATTTTTGAGTCAATTTGATAATGTTGTGATACTTGCTCACAATGCTACATTTGATATGAAATTCATTGAGGCTCGTAGAAAATTAAATGGATTGCCGCCAACAAAAAGATATCCGGTATTAGACACAGTAAACATATCGCGATTTTTCTTTATACCAGCAATGCAAGCACTTGAAACAATACCAGAAGTTAAAATTATATTGGATGGTTTACTTGCCAAGACAAAATATAAAAGTTATAGTTCAAGTCTTGGAAAACTTGGTGCAGTGTTGGGAGTCAAAGTTGATGGTTGGCATGATGCCAAAGAAGATGTAAAAATGCTTATGCAAGTGCTTCAAAAAATGATTGAATTTCTGAAAGCAAACTCAACAACAGATATTAAAAAATATATATCACCAGCAGCAAAAAGATTTCGTAAATCAAAATTCTAAATATAAATATAAATATTATGGCTAATAACAATACATACACATGGCAGTTTCCAGCATTGGAAGTAACAAAACAACAAGGCGATTATACAGACGTAGTTTACACTATTCACTGGCGTCTAAACGGAGTAGATCAAACATCATCACATTCTATAGAATTATATGGCATGCAATCTGTTGCGCCATATAGTCCAGACAGTGGTTCTTTTATAGCATATAATCAACTGACCAAAGAAACCGTCACCGGTTGGGTTATTGGTGCAATGGGTGAAAGATATGGTCAACTAACATCCAGCATTGATACATCAATATATGCAATGATAAATCCAACGACACAACAACTAGCTCCACCTTGGTAATAACAACCAATTGATTTCAATAAAAAACCCACCGAAAGGTGGGTTTTGTTTTTTACATTAGATACGGCAGATATGCCCGTCTCAACACATCATTGGCATATGTATGATCAAATTCATATTTGAATTTACGATCTTCATATGCTTTCTTCAATTCTATTTCATAATTGTCGGCAAGAAAATTTAGCTGTTCCACTGTGTATTTTTCTGGTTGAGTTTTTACTCTCATAAGAAAAGTATGAACATTTGTGTCATATTGCTTCATATTGACAGGAAAATAACCTTTTTCAAACAATGCTTTGCCGCAGCTGGCTAGTCTAAAAAGCTGTGTGAAGTTCTTTGGACTAAAACCATACTTATCAAGGTGAGCCTTGCGTTTGCTGCCAAGTTGACCTGTGCGTTCTCCGTTGGCAAGACGCCGTTCACCCTGCATATAACCAAGCAAGCATCTAAACATCTTGTCTGTGTCAACAAACTTTAACTTGTTTGTTTGTATTTCTTCAAATATATCACTTGTTTCAAGCAAGTTGTCAGAGAATAGTATTTCAAGCGCACCTGTATTACCATTACGAAGAAGCTCAAAAAACTTACGAACTTCATAATAAACTATGTCATCTGTTTCTTGCTTTTGTATATGATCCATACGCTCCAAACCAAGTATTTTGGATGGATCTGTATTTATGAACACACCTCTATAATCAAGATCAGACTCAGGAGTGTTGAGTCCATATGCTGTGCTGCCTCCTAAAGCTTTTACTAGCATTTTCATTTGTGTATATACGATGAATAAAAATGCATTTTTGTCAAGGTTATTTTATACTTATATTCGTAAACCTTTGATATTATAAAATTATGGCTCTATACAAATTCACGTCCTCAACGACATTAAACTTGACTTCTAGTAAGTCTGTGCTCATCGAATGCTTTGGTGCGGGTGGTCGCGGCTCTAAAACCGGTAACGGTGGTTCAGGTGGCGCTTATTCCGCAGTAACAAAAACACTTGGTTCTGGCTCATACCTAATCGGGGTTGGTAAAAACGACTATAACGGATATGGCAACGGCGGCGACACATGGTTCAAATCTGGTAGTTTGAACGTAATTATTTGTCAAGCTGGCGGCGGAAGACAAGACGGTACAATCGCATGGCAATTGCCACAAGCAACTGGTAGCACCAAGTATTACGGTGGAATCGGATGCCCAGACTATACCGGATATGCCAGTTATAATGGCTCCGGCGGCGGCGGCGGGGCTGGTAACGGTGGTAATGGTCAAGACGGCCAAAGCGCATTCTTTTCTACAGCCGTTTCCGCGTCATTGGGCGGAACAGGTTCTTGGATCAACGGCGACGGCACAGGTAATGGTGGCAACGGTGGATTCTATTACGCCGGTGCTAATGTTAATGGAGTATTCCAACCAGAAACCGGCTCATACCCAGGCGGTGGTGGCGGCGGCGCATACGACTACGGCGCAGAAACCGAAGCTGCTGGTGGCGATGGTGTGTTGTATCTAACATACTAATAAAACCTTATAGTTTTAGACAAACAAAACCCCTCGAAATCGAGGGGTTTTTTATTATAAATATAGTTATAAATTGAACCAAAGATTATACACATTATGAAACAATCAAGAAGAAGCTTTATAGGCTTAGGAGCAATGGGATTACTTGGATTGAACATGCAAGGGGCTGAAAAAAAGCCTGTTGAATTTTGCAATCCAAACGACGTGCCACAATTTGTATTTGGCAATGAACCAATGAGAACTCGCAAGAGTTTCTATGATTTAACCGACGAAGAATTACAGACTTTATGCAAGGCTGTAGATTATATGCGTAACAAGCTTCCGCGTGAAGCGCCAACAAGTTGGGAGACATTTACTCGCATACACTATAAACACTGCACTGCGTTTGATGCTGACCATCCACAAGTTCATTGGGGTGATCATTTTCTTCCTTGGCACCGTGGTTATTTATTTTTCCTCGAACGCTTGTTGGGAAATTCTTTGAATCAACTGGGTCTTGATGGTAACAAGTTTGCTTTTCCATATTGGGATTGGATCAACCACAAGGAAATGCCAAATACAAAATTCCGTGAGTTGAAGGGGCTAGGAAGTCCATTGTTTGGCTATGACCTAACACAACAAAATATGGTGGCTGGCGACAATCTTGGTTTTGATAATCTTGCATTATACGATGGAAACCGTGGTCCTACACTTGAAAAGAGTAAAATAGACCCCGCTAACGAAACGCGGCAAGATTCTAAAGATCACGTCGCCGAATGCCTTGGTTATATGAGCAAAGAGTATGTTGACTTGATGCTGACTACTCCTTGGGAGCAATTTGGAGGAAAGCCCGGTATTGATCGTAAGACTGGTCAAGGATTGGTTGAAGCCGGTGCCCACAATGACGGTCACGACTGGGTTGGAACAAGATATGGATGCAACAGAACAATGGGTACGCTGCGCTATGCCGCAGACGATCCTATTTTCTTTATGCACCACTGCAACTTGGATAGAATATTCTCGTTGTATAAGAATCCAATCCCAGATATAAATGGACCATGGGGTCAACAAAGATATGTGTTCCCTGATTTGAATGGTTCGCCCGTAAGCGTATCGGTCAAAGATATTATGCTATGGACTCAAACGGTATCATATCAAGCACCGCAAACAAGCAAAGCGAAGCTAGGTGCATCTAAAGCATTAAAGAATGCTGCGTCTGTTACGATTCCTGTAAACAAATCGACGGTATCTAAAGCAGGGTTGAGTGTTTCAATTGAGCCTTCTGTAAGCCTGAAAAACTTGATCAATAAAGGTCTTGAGTCTGGTACATCAATGCTTGAAATTGAAACCGGACCAATATCTCATGCTGGCCGCGCCACGATCAAAGTTTATATTGGTAAAAAATATATAGGAAGAATCAAGATAATGGACGGAGATCCAAGCACAACAAATCCAGACGCTTCGCATACATTTGTGATGACACTTGGACAATTGGGTAAGATTTCCGAGGCAATTCCAGTTGCGTATAAATTCGATGTGAATTTTTATGCTTATGGAATAGACCAAGACGTTTTGATAAGAAACCTAAAGTTCAGTGTAATGAGATAAAACAAAAAACCCCTCGAAATCGAGGGGTTTCTTTTTTAGTTCATATCAAGGCGATATATCATTACATCGTTTGCATAATCATCAAATGCTACTTCAATGAGTCTAGAAACAATGTCCCAGCTTCCACCTCCGCGAAAACTGCCCATTTGATATGGAAATCCAACAGATGGAACAGGAAGGTCCATATCATTTTCTGTCAAATATTTAGACATACCTTCAAGGGCATTATATAATGCATCATAGTTAGTTTGTCTTGTGCCTTTACCATATAGATTTTGACCATATAGATTGAAAATCTTTTTGATTTGCGTGTTATGCTTCTTAGATTGTTCCTCTGGAATATATGCCATGCTAAAATTACCAAGAATGTTTGATTTCTTTGAAGCACACAATGTATCTACAGCATAAGCATCAGGATACATTTCTCGAATGGTGCGAGCAATGCCACTGCCAAATGTATTTTGACAATTTGCTTGATGTCCAATTACTACAACATCTTTAGCAAGCAATAGATTACCTTCTTTATAAATGAGTTTTTTCATTACAACATTCTTGCTAAAAAAATAAAAAAGTCAAGACTTATTTTATAGCACTTTTGTTAGATTTTATAATATTTATATGTATATGACAATGATACCCGGCCCAAACAATGAAATGATAACAGCATCAATCGCACCTGCTTATGGCAGCACTGCAAACTATTATCAAGGTACACAAGGTAAAAAAACAATAGCTACCGGAGGCACATTTCCAAAGACTGTTGTGAGTGGTAGCATTACTACATACGGCAATCCTGTATTGATTATGTGTTCTGGAGACGCAAATCCATTGACAGATGGCACTTGGGGTGTTCTTCAATTATACAGAGGCACAACCGCATTATGCCAGACGATTCAATATGAAAGCTCCGATGCAAACGAAAATGTTCCATATAACATCAGTTGCATAGATCCAGTTTCAGCTGGTACATATACATATTACATGAAAGTAAATGAAATGGCTGGCGGAAACACCGATTTCGGAGAATCTTCTAGCCCAAACTTTATCTTGACTGAACTAAGTCGAGTATAACAAAAAACCCACCTTTCGGTGGGTTTTCTTTTATGCGTCTTTGCCGTGATGGTCTGGTGCAACTGTGTTGCGCGGACTCAATTCTCGGATAATTTCATTCCATTCAACTGGACGACGTTTCCACTCCCAACCAACATCCAATCTTTGTAGGGTTGTATCTTCTTTTAGATTGCGGTGGCAGTGTCCGTGAATATGATATGCACCTTTGCTGATATGATTCCACGAAGCAATTGGATAATGAGTCAACACAACTACTCTACCATCTATGGTCACTTCGGCATAATGACCAAGAAATGTAAATGGACTATTTGGATAATTCAATGGATATATTTCAATATCATCAGCAAGCAAACCAACTTCGCCGCGACATTCATCATACATTTGTTGAATACCTGCGTTATGATTACCCCAAATAAAATATTGATGCTTGCAGGGTAGATATACAATGCGTTTAGCATATTCCATAGAATTTGCACCAGCACCAATAACCATGTCGCCAAGATTAAATAGAATATCATTTGGTCCAATATGCTCGCTCAACATTTGCCACTGATGCTTCAGTGCTTCTTCTATATTTGAATAACCTCTTGGTCCCAATATGAATGGTTTGTTGTGTGCCAAATGTAAATCACTTACAAACCAAATTTTTTGGTCGGCTGATTTTAAACTAATTTTCTTCATTTTCTGTTTTTCTTGTATGATTCAATATAACTACGAATGTTCGCTCTGCCGATAGGATTCATACTGTGAACTTGATAATCAGGAAATTCCAGATTATTGTTCATACAATATTCAACAATCCATTTGCAGCAATCATAACCAGTCTTTTCTTTATATTCGTTATATTTTGGAGCACCAACGATATAATGTTCAAGTCCCAAATCGTGATCAAATGAAACAAACGATGGCAAACCATGTTGCATGATATATTTTACAAAATCATCATAATTTCTTGCTATAATCCAAGGACCAAGCGGCATTTCTACCCAATTAACATTTTTTGGCAGGCGTTCATCATCAAGAAATAATTTATACATCATTTCATGATATCTAAATTATATACAATGTCAAGAGTTTATATGATTGCGTTGTTGTAACTATCCAAGTATTTGTCTATCATCAAATTTGCTACTCTTGTACCAGCTTTATTATTGGTCTTCTCAAAGTGCTCTTTCTTTTTACTCCAATATTCCAAATCTTTTTTGATTTGTTCTTTGGTATAAGATATAGTGTTATCTGTTTTCATTGTAATCTTCCTCCACCAACCAATACATTTCTGAGTGTGCTGGACTGTCCTTTGCGACTAGTCTTGGCTTTAAAATCGGCAAATGTGTCTGGCAACATAACTTGCAGAAATCCAGCCGTTTTGTGCTCATATACTTGAGCACCCATATATTTTGATTGTGATACACCACGCTTTGCACAACGTAGGCAAACACGCAAACCAAGTTCGGCTCGTGCATCCTCAATGGATTCAGAGCAGCAACTGCAAGGATTTTTATATAGAGTAAAACCATTCATATACCGAAAATATTAGAGTAAGTATATAAAAAGTCAAGTGAAAAAGACATTTTTTAAAAATTGTTTAAAATAAAAAACATTGACAACAGCATATAATGTGATACTTATAGTAGCAGTTCTTTGATATCAATTTTGAAACATGTAGGGTAGTTTAAAGGACCGCTGTTTAGGAAACTCGCGGTCATTCTTCCAAGACAACATAGTAGGCATCAAGTTTCTTGTTTAAAAGCCGAAGTCGTGAAGATAGGACGAATTCCCCGAATGGAACTCCGGTATCAGATGCCCGAACTCTGGTCCCTACATGTTTTCTTTTCATGGGCGTGTTCTGGATTCTACTTTATAATGTAGGTTTAAGCCGCAAGCACAGAGTCTAATGTCTCTGTATAATACCCGTTGGAAAACATAAATGCTAAGAGAAATCTTGCAAAGGTGTCTTTTCTTTCTGTTCGCAAGAACAGCGGAGCCGAGACACTTGTCGCAGCCTAATAAAATAGGCTGTCCGTTGTCCTTGTGACACAGATAACAAGTCAACAACGTTCATCATCTGGCCGTTTGTGCGAGATAGAAGATGGTAGCACAAATCAAATACTAAACTTCAACTTCAATGTGGTGCTCTACCAAACATTGATGTATTATAAGAGATAAGCTTGTATATGTTTAGATGTATGTTATATAGCACCGTGGGTTCAACTCCCCGCACGTCCACCATTTTTATTACATATATATATGTAGGAAATTTTCTTGACGAAATGATTTTCCTGTATATACTTATGTTTGCTTTACAATCGTGTAAAAATTAAACAATAATATATAATATATATGACAAAGAAAATACTATTAATGATTACGGCAATATGTGCCGCACTCACACTAACCGCCGCGCCTGTGACAGTCACCGCAGACGCAACATACTACACCAAGTTTTTGGACCGTGGTGTTGTTGCATACAATGACGTTGCAGTCGTTGGTGTAAATGTCGAAGTCGCGGGTTTTGTGTTGGGTGCAAGCACCTTCAACACAATTCAAGCAAATGCCGTAGGAAAGAACATTGTAAGTTCTGGACTACTGAAGCGAATTGATACAACCGTTGGTTATAAGTTTACTGCTCCGCTGGCAAACTTGACCTTGGGTTCTGTCTATTCCTCTTATAGCAAGAGCATTTCCAACATTGCCAGCACAAACGAACCATTCGTTAAGCTGGATGGCAAGTTGTGGAAGAATAGTGTGTGGGATATCACGGGTCGTTCTGATCTGAAGCTACACACCAACAATGTAGAAACAAATGTTAGACTTCCTTTTGGTTTTCAACACCTAAAGATTGTTCCTTCTATTGGATATGGATTCAATGATCCAGGTGCCGCTACAATTGCTGCATTGAAGAATGCAAAACAATATGCATTGGTTGGAGTTGGTATTGGATATTACACAAAATATGCCACATTGAATATTGGTGTATATCAATCCCGTGACACGCTATTTACTGCTGGAAATACCAGCAGTGGAGTGTCTGGTGGTTTGGCTGTAAAGTTCTAATAATCAGTTAGTTTTTATCAAAAAAGGACACCGTAAATGGTGTCCTTTTTTTATTGTATTGTTGACAAACAACAGCATATGTGTAATATCACTATTATGATTCTATCACATAATATAGTTCCTTCACTTTGTTGTATTCACAATGGTCTAAAAGACCAAGGTGTTAAATTCAACACCATGACTTATGCTCAATACAAGAAATTGGGAAAAGACACAGCAATGAAGGTTCTAGCAGACCGCTCGCTCAATAATATCAAGACTATTCATGTTATAGTCAAAGAATGTGCCAAAAATAAATGGAATTATAGAATTGGCAGCAATGTGTTTCCATTGATGACACATCCCGATTTGAAATTTGGCATAGATGATTTTTATAATGCTGCTGAAATTTATAACGAATTTAAATTGTGTGCCGACACTATCAAACAAAATAAAGTACGTTGCAGTATGCATCCTGACCAGTTTGTGGTTCCTGCAAGTCCAAAAAATGGTGTTGCTGAAAACTCTATTCGCGACCTTGAACAACATGCTATGATTATGGATTTGCTTCAACTACCACAATCATATGAAGCACCAATCAATATTCACATGAATTGTTATAATGACGCCAAGTTTAGTGAGGTGATTGATAGATTGGAAAAAGTTCTCAAACGCATGTCAAAATCTGTAACAAGTAGGCTTGTTTTCGAGAACGAAGATAAACTAAAAAGTTGGACTGTATATAATCTACACGAACATCTTTATAAACGCACAGGTATTCCAATCACATACGACAATCTTCATAATAAATGTAATCCATCCACACTTCTCGATGAACAACAAACATTTGATTTATCTGTATCTACTTGGCCAAAAGATGTTGTTCCATTGTTTCATTTCAGCGAATCACTTGCTGGTAAAAATCCACGTGCTCATGCCGACTTTCCTACATTTGTACCTATGGTATATTCTATATATAAAAAAGATTTGCATCTTGATTTTGAGTTTAAGCACAAAGAATCTGCTATAAATAAGATTTCTCGCCAAAACTTATTGACATTTGATAAATAATTGGCATACTAACTATGTAATCAACATTACATCAAAAAATAAAAACTAAATCATACTAATATGACTAAAACAAATAAAACAAACAATGGCCGCAAGGTCTCCACACTCGTCAAGGGTTCTACTTATGAACTTTCTTTTTCTCGTCCTGTCAAGGGCGTCAAGAGCGAAAGCACTCATCTAAATGTTACGGGATTCAATCCTACCACTGGTGAAGTCAACAAGGTTCGCCTTGATGGACGCGCTGTTGCTGCATTGCGCCGAGTTATTGCCAAGTAATATTGGCAATCAAAGGTTATAAATCAAAATCCCACGGTGTTTGCCGTGGGATTTTTTCTATATGAAAAATAAACCTCTTACAAAAAAACAACGTAAAGATTTGATTTCTGCTTGGGTAGGAATGAATTGTTTATGTGCATATCTAAAAGATTACAAGACGAAGCCTGAAAATTTCGGTGTTAAATTTGACCTATATACTTATGCCAAAGACATACATAAACGCCTCGATTCAGTTATACTCAACGTTGACGACTTCGATTTGTAAATAATCCTTGACATTTTATAAAAAGATGTCATAGTAAAGTAGTGAAAATTGACCTACAATCTATCGACAAAGAGTCTTTTATGGTTCATCAACACTTTGTTGGTGAGCATGAATGCTTTTTGGTGCAACCAATCCATATTGGTGCAACTTGGAATAAAGAAAACCTCATTTATCGCTCTTCATTGTGGAATAAAGACGGACATCCTGTGTCGTTGAGTTTTCCCAAGTTCTTTAATTGGGACGAAAAGCCAGACATCTTTCCTGCACCCTCCGATCTAAAAAATGCGAAGTTGATGGAAAAGTTGGACGGTTCTACTTTAATCTTTTCTCGCTATAAGGGGCACACTGTTATTCGCACACGCGGAACTGTTGATGCTCATAAGCAAGCAAATGGACATGAGATAGACTATTTGTGTGAAAAGTACAAGAAGTTCATTACATATCTTGAAATGCTAGAAACTAGCAATGAGTCTTTTGTACTAGAATGGTTGAGTCCAACCAATCGCATTGTATTGAACTATGGCGACGAACCTGACATGGTTTTGACTGCTGTAATCAATCACAATGATTATTCCTTGATGCGACAATCTCAATTGGACTATTTTGCATCTGATATTGGGCTGCGCCGTCCCCGCACTTTCTCCTACAACTCCGTTGAAGAAATGAAGTCGGCAGTTGAGGTGTTGAAAGACCAAGAAGGTTTGTGTGTGTATTATAACAACGAACAACAAATTCGTAAAGTAAAAGCCGCATCATATCTTTTTTTACATCGTGCAAAAAGTGAAATTTCTAGTATAGATAAAATGATTGATGTGTATATTGATTGGTTTATGCCACGTAACACATTATCACACGAACCAACTGGATATGTAGAATTCTTTGAATATCTAACTACGAAGTTTGATTTTGAAATTGCTACAATGGCAACTGGACATGCTTCGCGCATCTGCGATGCTATGAAAGAAGTTCGCAAGATTATGAATGCATTGTTTGAGTTTGCATCTGCTCGTATGAACATTCCTCGTAATATTGCCGCAAAGGAAGTATTACAAGCATATGGTTCAACGGGTCGCTCGTCTATCATCTTTAAGATGTTAGACCGCAAGACCATCGGCACTGATGATTATAAAAAATTGCTATATCAAGTATTGAAGTAAAAACACAAGGCTTGACTTTATATAGTTCAAGCCCTATACTATTGCATATTATAAATATACTTATTAATATATGATTAAACTACTAAGAGAGAAATATGAATTGCTAAGAGAAAGTAAATTGTTTTCTGAACTGAAGTCAGTGTCTTCACATAAGACAGATCTTCTTACATCCAAGATGTGGATTTTACCAGACGGTAAGCCTGTGTCTTTGGATCAATGGCATTACAGATGGTTGCAAAACAATCCAAAAATTGCATTGAAGTATGGATTGGATGTTAAAACTTTGCCAGATGAAGAACAGCCTGTACGTGTTGCTGCATTAAAGAAAGGATTTTTTCGCGTCAATTATGAATACAATAGTGGGACTATTACAATTGAAGGATTGTCTTCAAAGTATCATAAAAAAATCAAAGATGCTATATTTGTAATTGCGATTGACAATATTAGATCAATTGATCGCATGAAATTGACACTAATGAATGAAACACTAACAAAAATTACCAGATCGGAAGAAGCCACATTGTTCACATACAGAAGTGAAGAAGAAAAACTCGCCGCAGTTGAAGATATTATCAAATAAACAATATATGACAAAAACAAAAAATTACATTGAAAAAGCAGCAAAGCGTTTGGTGGTTGGTGACAAAGTGTTGAGTGCGTCGGGCAAAACACTAACAGTGTCATTGATTATAAATAAAGGAAATAAAACTATTATTCTGTTTGACGGCGATATGGAAGTTGATGTTGATCCGTATCTTCAACTCAAAGTTTTACAATGACACTGAAAAATGTTATAGATAATCTAAACAATACTATATCAGGTAAACAAGAATTGCTTGATGTATTGACTAATCATCCAAATAACGCATCCGGTTCTGTTATTACAGAAGTTCTTAGAATCAATATTGGTGAGTTGAGATGTATCCGAGAAGATTTACTAAAAGTAAAAATATCTGAACAAACATCTTGACTTTTTATAAAAATGCCATCATAGTTATGGGTATATAAAAATGAATGTTATCAATCAACCGGTATTATGTTTAAATGGCGTTTGGCAAGCTTTGGGCACCAAAACGGTCAAAGAAGCTCTCATTGCCATGCTAGGAGGCGAAAAGGGAAATTCTCCTGCTGCTATGGCTATTGACATGGTATTTCCAATTGATGCTGACGGCAATGTTGATTGGAACAACCCCGAATATACCCAACCTGTTGGCTGGGACGAATGGCGAAAGCTTCCAGTTCGTGAATATGACTTGGCTATTCACACCTCCAACATGGAGATTCGTGCTCCACGCGTTATTATTCAACCCAACTATAGCAAAATGCCAACTGTACAGCCTCGTCCAACCAAGGAAGCAATCAGAAAGCGTGATGGTGGTATTTGTCAATATACTGGCGAAGTTCTAACTTGGAAAGACGGCAACATTGATCATGTTACTCCACGTTCTCAAGGCGGCAGAAACACGTTTGAAAACATGGTATGGTGTCACAAAGACATCAACAGCAAAAAGGCAGACAAGACGCCAAAGCAAGCAGGTTTGACACTTATTCGTAAGCCATTTGCTCCCAAGTCTTTGCCCATAAGTTCCACAATCAATGTGGCACATCATCCAAGTTGGGTTCATTTCTTAGACCATGTTACGCATGTGAAAGAAGTTGTAGCATAAAAAAATATTGACAAATCCAAGGATGTATCATAATCTGATACATCCTTTTTTATTCATGGAATATTTCACACTAACATTATGCGTTTTACTGCTTGCATATTCTACTCGTTCTTATTATCAAATAAAGAAACTGAATAAGCAACTCCTTGAACAAAATGAAAGTCATAAAAGAGCACTTGCAACAGCAGGAAATGCAATCGCAGATACACTAAAAGTTGCATTTGAGCAACTAAAGAAAAATAACTCAGACCACAGTAAAATAAACGGTAAATTGACGGAATATAACTCAAGAATACATCGTTTAGAGCAAAATATGAACCGATCTATGAAAGACGGTTTAAAACAAAAGATAAATTTACAATCCACGGAAGAAAATGAAAACAAATAATGAAGGACCGCGTATGGTAGAATTTGGTAAGTTGGAACTTGGAAACAAGTTTTTTCTTGGAAACCCAGATATACTAACTGAAAACGCTGCATACACAAAAATAGTCAGCCAAAAGAACAATGAAGGCAAATGGTCAAATGCAAAGAACGCATTTGGTCTTGTTACATTTGTACAATACGACAAAAGGGTATGGAAGAAATAAAATGAAAAAGTTTGTGCTAAAACGTGAATATATTTCTGATATAGCAGACACCAAATACATGACATTGAATATGTATGATGGTTCTACCATATCTGGAATGTCACATGGTACAATTGATCACCCAGAGTTCACAAAGTTGCGTGATATGTTGGAACAACAAGACTATATTAGCACAGAAAGAAGTTGGGTCAATGGCGACAGAGTGCTCAAACCATTTAGCTTAAATGCATTTAAGTTCAAAATTGGGGAACAATTTCCTTGTGCTTCTGCATTGAATGTTCTCTTATCTATAAAAAAATGAAAATTATAATCAATACTTGTTATGGTGGCTTTGGGCTTTCTGAAGAAGCTCTTGCTCTGTTTAATGAACGATCTGGTACAACAATTACATACGAACGTGATATCGAGCGCAACAATCCTATTCTAGTAGAAATTGTAGAGCAACTAGGAGAATCTGCCGATGGTGGTCATGCTGAACTTAAAGTTGTAGAGATTCCCGATGATGTTCAATGGCAGATTGAAGAGTATGATGGTAATGAGTGGGTGGCAGAAACCCACAGAAAGTGGGATTAAAATTTATGAAGCAAATAGGCGTAACGCAACTTGATTTAGACAAATCAACATTTGAAGAAGCTCAACAAGCATATGATAATCATATGATAATGGAGTATGCTTCAACTGCCACTGTGGAAGATTACTTGAAAATTAAAGAAGAAGCTTTAGAAAAAGCCGCCAACATTATTTTAAAAAATCGCATAACCGATGGGTTTATTAAAATTGTGTGATGTTGTTGACATATATCCGAACTATTGTATAGTTGATAAATAACATGGCAAAAATAAAAAACGAAGTTGATAAAAAGCCAAAGAATAAAAGTTTATTTGACCACCTCAATGAAGTGCGTGTGGGAAAAAATCCTAAATACTTTGATACATTGTCTGATGCGGATAAAAAGACTTGGAGTAATTATATGGTGTGTAGATTTTTGAGTATGCAGATGGACTTTGTTGACAGCATCAATGATTTACAATATTATCAAGACAAACTAACTCCAGAGCAGTTTTATAGAGTTTGTATTGACATTGTACCAAAAGCAAAGGTATTTGTGCCATATATAAAAAACAGCGGAGAGAAATATAATAAAACTTTATTGACTTTGTTATGTATGCATTTCAAGGATAGTGAACGCAATGTTGTTGAATATATGAGTATCATGACCAATGATGATATTCGCAGCATTGTGCAAAATTATGGATATGACACAGATCAAATTGAAGAGTTGTTGGAAAAGAGTAAACGATAAAATATGCAAACATCAAATAAAAAAGTAGTGGGTATTGGCGGTTGCGCTCGCAGTGGTAAAGATACATTCGCTTCCATTCTTGCATATAAACTTCAACAGGCAGGTAAATCTGTAAAAAGAATTGCACTGGCTGATCCATTAAAAGCAGATGTTGATAATTTCTTGATGGAGAATCTTGGCATTTCTGCCTTCACAACTATTCCAGAAGAAAAGTTGATTATTCGTCCCATGCTTGTATGGTATGGCGATGCTCAACGCAAGCGCACAGATGGTAGATATTGGATTGATATTGCCAAGAAGACCATTGATGAAACCAATTATGATTATTATATCATAACAGATATTCGCTATGATGCATATGAAAAAGACGAGCTATACTTTCTAAAAAATGAAGTGAATGGAGTATTGTGTCATATCAGCAAATTTACTTGGGATATTCAATGGGGACACAAAGTATTTATTCAGCCAGCAAATGAACATGAAAAAGAAAATGATCCAAAGATTGACGCTGCTGCACATCATTCCATTAAATGGGAACATGTAGAATGCAAACTACCAGAAGATTTATTACTTGACACTCAACTAAATGCTCACGTAGACAAGTTTATGAATATTTGGATTCAGAAGCTCTGACTTTCTTCTTCATCATCTTCTTCATCATCTTCTTCATCATCTTCATCTTCTTCATCATCATCCCGAATCTGACTTTCAAGCTCTTCTTTTAGTTTAACAAAATCTTCTTGTGTCAAACCAAGATCGTTTATGATTGCTGATACCAAGAAAGCAAGTTCTCGTTTGCTAAATTTTTGTGATTTTATTCCTTTACAAAATTTTTTAGTAATGGCAACCAATAATTTTTTTATGTCATTTTCTGGCGTGGGATAAATGATGCCAGGTATTGGGTTGCGTTTATTGTGCATGTCGGAGATTTTAGACATTTCTTCTTTCAACATTTTTTTATATTCGGCATCATCCGATGCCACACTTTTTATTAGTGCTTTTAGCTCGTCAATGTCTTGTTTCTTGACAATTTTTGCAACTGTGAATGTTTTTAGCACACCCGTTTTTTGTAATATGTGCGTGAAAGATTTATTTTGCATCGTTATTAATAAATATACAGTCATTAACATTGACAGATAGTTTTTTTTATGTATAGTAGTAGTATATGTCCAATCAATTTCTTGTAGAAACTCCCGATCCTGTGCCGGTTATAACCGAACCCACTCAGCCAGTAAAAAAACTCAAGAATGTGAGTTTCAGTCAATATAGCAAATGGTTAAAATGTCCAATGGATTGGAAACTTTCTTATATTGACAAGTTGGCTCCATATGAAGCAAGCATTCATACCACATTTGGTACAGCTATTCATGCCGCATTACAAGAATATCTTCGTTTGTTATATACAGTAGGAACTGCCGAAGCAGATGCTTTGGATGCATTTGGTTTGTTCAAGAAAGAATATGAAGAAGGCTTAAAAGACCTCAAGATTGCTACAGATGAACAGCTCAAGTTGACTGAAGATGAAAGAGATATATTGGGCTTGATCACTCAAGATACAGTCAAAGAGTTTGAGAACGATGGTAAAGTTATTATGGATCATACACTAGCATATGCTCAACGCAGCAAGCATTTTCCAAGTAAAAAATATGAACTTGTTGGTATTGAACTGCCATTGGAAATTCCATTAAAAGGTGGCACAATATTATACAAAGGCTTTCTTGACATTGTGCTAAAAGACAAACTGACCAAGAAGGTACTTATTTTAGATTTCAAGACATCAACCAATGGTTGGAATAAATATCAGAAGGCAGACAGAACCAAGATTGATCAACTGTTGTTGTATAAGCGGTTTTATAATCAAATGTTCAAGGTTCCGATGACTGACATCGAAATTGAATTCTTTGTTGTAAAACGCAAACTATACGAGGATGTAGCTTTTCCACAACAACGCATTCAACGTATTTCTCCACCCGATGGTAAAATTAGCATGAAACAAGTTGAAACATCATTCTTGGAGTTTATCAATGCTGGATTTGATGCTGCCGGTGAATATAATAAAGACGGTGTGTTTCCTAAGCAACCCGGCAAAGCCAAGAAGAATTGCAAATATTGTATCTTTAAAGAACTGAAGAACTCTGAAGGAAAGTTATATTGTGACGGAAAAGAAACTTGATAAGTAGTTTTTATATATTAATTTGATTTCTTATATATACGGAATGTTGTTTTCATATATATGTATATAGGAAAAACAACAACATATGAAACTAAAATCAAATCACGAAACATCTTTTACCAGTATTCACATTTTTAAAGACAAATATACTTCATTCAAAGAAGCTGGTGTAAGTAGCGGCATGACACTGCAAAAGTTAGTCAATCGTTGTGTATATCTATACACCAACGATGCTGATTTCAAAAAGAAAATTGACGACACAAATTCTTTACAAATTAGCGGCAGTGCATTTTAATAATTTGACAATAGTCAAATTTAAAACATACTAAATTTTATATATGAATAATGGTTATATTCCTCAAAAGGACAGAAAGAAAATTATACTACTTTGCGACGACTTGAGAATGCATTCTGGTATTGCCACTATGGCAAGAGAGTTTGTAACTGGACTTGCTGGCAAGTATAATTGGGTTCAAATCGCTGGCTCTGTTCAACATCCTGAAAAGGGAAAGATAATGAATTTGGACAGTGCAGTAAATATCGGCGCGGGTATCAGCGATGCATATGTTCGTTTATATCCAGTTGATGGCTATGGCAATCCGGAAATTCTAAATGAAATCATCAAGCTTGAAAAGCCGGACGCTTTGATGCATTTCACCGATCCTCGTTTTTGGGGTTGGTTGTATCAGATGGAACGTGAACTTCGTCAAAAGATGCCAATTGGTTATTATAGTATTTGGGATGATTTACCGTATCCAATGTATAATCGTGCGTTTTATGAAAGCTGCGATTGGATTGGTTGCATCAGCAAACAAACCAAGAATATTGTTGACGGGGTCTTGGGTTCTGTATTAAACAAGCCAACCACGGTGTCTTATGTGCCACATGGCATCAACACCAAGACATTTAGACCATTGACAAGTGAGTCTGAACTAAAAGAACTGAATGTGGTAAAAAAGCAATTATTCAAGAAAGATTATAACTATGTTATTTTTTATAACAATCGTAACATTCGTCGCAAGCAAACCAGCACAATCATGCTTGCTTATAGAAACTTCTGTGATAATTTAACCAAAGAAGAAGCATCCAAATGTGTATTGTTTATGCATACTCCTCCACTGGATGATGCGGGTACCGACTTGTTGGCATGTAAGACCGCTTTCTGTCCCGATTATGATGTCGTTTTCAGTACTGACAAGATCATGCCAGATCGTCTAAATCAGTACTATAATATTTCCGATGTTACAATCAATCTTTCTGATAATGAGGGATTTGGACTTGGAACGGCGGAAAGTATCGCCGCTGGCACACCCATTATCGTAACAGTAACCGGTGGTTTGCAAGATCAATGTGGATTTACAGATGAAAATGGTAATCCTGTGGAGTTTGATACAAACTGGGGAACCAATGCGGATGGTAGATACAAGAATCACGGTACTTGGGTTACACCAATATTTCCCGGTGCAAGAATGGTACAGGGAAGTATTCCTACACCATATATTCTCGCAGATTATGCTCGTTGGGAAGATGCTGCTGTAGCAATGATGCACTGGTATGAAGTTGGTCGCGACAATCGCAAAGATCGCGGATCAAAGGGACGTGAATGGCTCATGAGTTCAGAAGGATTGAGTTCCGAGAGAATGTGTGAAACTATGGCAGTTGGAATTGACAACATGTTATCAAATTGGAAGGGCAGAGAACGCTTCAACATTCATCGTCATGATGAATATGTTGGGCACAACATGCCAAACAAAAGCCTTGGTTTCATTATACCAAAGATTGACAGAGCAGAAGCAAAAAACAAATTCAACTAAACTAAAAAATATTATGGCAAAAGCACTAACAAAAGACGAAGCAAAGACAAAAGTTTACGAGCTAACAAAACAGCTCGCTGAAATCCGCAAGGAGAAAAAATCGGCAAATGTTGATTTTAAGGATCGCATCAATGACGTGGAAAATGAAATTGAAGCAATCATTGATGAACAAGAAGCCCAGAATACGGCTGGAACAACTCCGTAATAATAAAATAAAGGTTATATAAAACTATGAGTAATGAAATAAAACCTGTGTGTGTAATCCAAGGACCGGTGGCATCTCGTAGTGGTTACGGAGATCACTGTTTTGCAATTGTGTCCGACATCATCAAGTGGGACAAGTTTGATGTCAAAATTGTACCTATGCGTTGGGGGGTTTGTCCAAACACAATGCTTGATGACGAAACTCGACCGATGGTTAAAGAAATTAAAAGTAAAATACTTACTACCAACCTTACATCGCAACCGGAATTATTTATTCAGGTATCAATACCCAACGAATTTCAGCCTCGGGGAAAATATAACATCGGAATTACAGCCGGAATAGAATCGACCGCACCAAGAGCGGAATGGATTGAGGGATTAAATAGAATGAATCTTAACATTGTTCCTTCTGTTTTTTCTAAAGAGGTTTTCATTAAAACAATATATGATCGACGAGATGATAAAACAGGTATGAACGACAAGCTTCAGTTGAACAAACCAATTGAAGTTGTATTTGAAGGAGTGGATACCAATATTTACAAAAAAACATCAGAGCCATCTAAAGATATTGATTTGGCACTTGAGTCAATACCTGAGACATTTTGTTATTTGTTCGTCGGACATTGGTTGCAAGGTGATATTGGCGCGGATAGAAAAGATATTGGGATGCTTATAAAGATATTTAGCGAGGTGTTTAAAAATAAAAATAATCCGCCCGCATTGATACTCAAAACAAGTGGAGCAACATTCTCAAAGGTAGATAAGACTGAAATATTAAAGAAAATAAATGATATTAGATCTACATTGTCTGGAAATCTACCAAACATATATTTGATCCATGGTGATCTTACACCGGTCGAATTGAATAGACTATATAATCATCCAAAAATAAAAGCGCACGCCAGTCTCACACATGGTGAAGGATTTGGGCGTCCTTTGTTGGAAGCAACTTTGAGTGGCAAGCCGCTTCTCACTACAAATTGGAGTGGACACATAGATTTCTTGCCCGAAAATTTGGCAAATCTTCTACCTGGTACACTAGTCAATATTCCTCCAAGTGCATGCAATGATTGGTTAATCAAAGAATCCCAATGGTTCAACGCCAATTACAGCATTGCTGCTCAAAAGCTGGAAGATATATACGAAAATTATATAAACTATGTTCCAAAGTCAGAAAAGCTGCGTATTCAAAATAATGAGAGATTTAATCTCGAAGAAGCCGGTAAGAAATTGATTGAAGTATTGGAAAAGAATTTGCCAGCGTTTGAAAAGAAAGTGGCAATTACTCTTCCAAAGTTCAAGAAAATTACACCAACAGTACCAGTCGCAGGATGAAAATAAGTTATTTAGTAACTTGCAAGAATGAGACACTTGAGCTTCTGCAACTGATTGAGAAGCTCAAGACTCATATAGACTTTGTTGCCCCAAACGATGAAGTTGTTATACTGGACGATTTTTCAAACAACGAAGATACAAAGAAAATTCTTGCCAAAGCAAAAAGTTATGGGTTCGCCGTAGTTCAACATGCACTAAACAAAAACTTTGCAGAGCACAAGAACTATGGCAGCAAGCGTTGTGTGGGTGATTATATTGTACAATGTGACGCCGACGAATATTTGTATCCGGCACTATTGAATAATATGCACGAGTTGCTAGAGTCAAATCCAACGGTTGAATTGTATAGAGTTCCACGAGTCAATATTGTACGAGGTGCCACAGACAATGATGCCAGAAACTGGGGATGGCATATATCAAAATTATCGGAGTTTGGTGACTTGCCTATTATAAATTGGGGCAATGGAGATTATCAATCTCGTATTTATAAAAATAGTTTAAGAATACAATGGCAAAAACCATTACACGAAACAATTGTGGGAGCATCTATTGTGGCACATCTTCCTAAAGAAGTTGAGTGGTCTATTATTCATGACAAAACGATTGACAGGCAGAGAGCACAAAATGAATTCTACAACAAAAATTGGTCAATAAAAGCCAATATGGGACAAGGATAATATGATGAATATAACAATTGTTGGCCATGGTCATTTGGCATATATCACGGCAGCGTGTATGGAACAATTTCATAAAGTGAATGTTGATGAAACTGACATTGAGAAGCTGCAAGCGTCGAAGATTGTTTGGATATGTTATGATACTCCTGTTGATGCCGATGGAAAGCCAAGCTCACAAGTTGTTGTTGACAGATTGAGAAACATTTTACCAAATACCAGTGAAGGTACAATTGTACTGGTGTCATCTCAAATTCCAGTTGGCACATGTCGAGAACTTGTTTATGCATTTCCAAAATTACGAATTGCTTGTTCGCCAGAAAATCTTCGTCGCGGCAAAGCAATCAACGACTTTATGAACCCAGATCGCATCATTGTTGGTTTGGATGGAAGTGCTTTAACTCAAGCAGACGACAGAAAGAATTATGGACTGGCGACCATAGAAGATTTGTTTGCTCCATTGAACAAGCCAGTTATTTTTGTTGGTTTGGAGTCAGCGGAAATGATCAAGCACGCCATAAATTCTTTTTTGGCTTTGAGCATCACTTTTATCAATGAAATTGCCGAGGTATGTGAGGCAGCACACGCAGACAAAAATGAAGTGTCAATGGGACTACAATCAGATAAACGCATTGGACAGTTGTCGTATCTAAAACCGGGCGGTCCATATACAAATGATACACTGGGCAGAGAAATTCATACATTAATTGAACTTGACAAAAAATTTAATTTAGGATTAAATCTAATTCCATCAATCAAGAAATCAAACGATGAACATCGTAATAACTGGTAATAGTGCAGGTATTGGCAAGATGTTGACAGACAGACTTGTGTCCAATGGACATGTTGTGTATGGATTATCGCGTTCTTCGGAGTATAAATGTGATGTAACCAACTATGAACAAGTTGAAGATTGGGCCAGATATTTTCTTGATGCCGATATAAATATACATGCACTAATAACATGTGCAGGAACGCAGGGTGAAGTTGGAAAAACATCTAAAACGGATGCAGAAGCTTGGGCAGAAACTATATCAGTGAATCTAAATGGAACATATAATGCCATTCGTGCGTTTTATCCCATCATGGACAAATCTCACAGAGCAAAGATTGTATGTTTGGCTGGCGGAGGTTCTGCCAATGGTCGACCATATTTCTCTGCTTATGCAGCAGCAAAGACGGCGGTGGTTCGTTTGGTCGAAAGCATGTCATTGGAAGAACAAAACTTAGATATAAATGCGGTGGCACCGGGTGCAATAAAAACAAACATCATTGATGGAGCACTCAAAGCAGGACCGAGTGTGATTGGTGAAGATGAGTACAACAAAGCACTAAAGCAGTCTACGCAAGGAGACGACCCATCTCGTATGCTAAATTTGATTGAATGGTTGTTGTCTGAAAAGAGTGATGGAATATCTGGTAGATTCATCAGTGCTATATGGGACGATTGGGAAAAACTTGATAAAGCAACAATGCCTGATGAAATATATAAACTACGAAGGAATGTATTATGAAGATTGGAATACATGTAGATCAATTGGATCATAGAGGTTGTGGCACTGTGCCATATGACTATTCATTGGCTTTGCGAGATATTCTTGGTCATGAACCGTTTATTGTGAGTTCCAAAAAAAAGTCCACACATCCAATGGACAAATATGGTGAGTTTGGTTGTTTTTTGTATGAAGAAACATCCGAAATTCCATACATCATAGACAAAGAAAAGATAGATTTGTTTTATATGATAAAGTATGGCACAGACGATAAGCTGACGCCAACAAATTGTAAAACGGGTATTCATTGTGTGTTTCAGATGCATGAACCACATGGAGATGTGTATGCTGGTGTGAGTGAATGGTTATCAAAATATTTCAAAAAGGAACTGTGGGTTCCTCATATCATAAATCTGCCAAAAACAAATGAAACTCTGCATAATGATTTAGGTGTACCTAAAAATGCGTTTGTGATCGGAAGATTGGGTGGATATGAACAATTTGATGTACCGGATGCTCAAGCGGCTGTGATTGAAGCATTGAACAAGCGGTCGGACTTGTGGGCTATATTCTTGAACACAAAGCCATTCGTTGATCACCCTCGTGCCAAGTTCATACCATTTCAACCGGAACTGTCATATAAAAGCAAGTTTATCAACACGTGCGATGCTATGATACACGCACGTTCGGACGGAGAAACTTTTGGATTGGCGATTGGAGAATTTTCATCATTCAACAAACCTGTATTCACATATGACGCACCATATTGGTGGTATATGCGAGCACACATTGATATGCTTGGTGACAAGGCTTTGAAATATAAAAATAAAGAAGAACTACTTTCTTATTTATTACAAATTGACAAACCGTATGTAAAGGATGTAGAGTGGGACTGTTATTCAATCAAGTTCTCACCAAAGAATGTTATAAACAAATTTAAAGAAGTATTCATTAAATGAAAAATATCACAACGGTAATCAATTATTGCACAAATGACTATATGTTTCTTAAGCCGTGCATTGATGCTGCGTTGAAAGTTTCGCACAAAGTAATTGTACCATTTTGCACACATTTTCACGATGGAACTGAACAAGATCAAGAGTTATTATTGAAGTCCGCTAGTGAAAATTCAAAAGCCGAGTTTGTTGAATTTGAATATAATAAAAATGAATCATCCAGATGGCATTGCAATATTTCAAGAAAGATTGGCACAATGCTTGCACCAGAAGAGACCGATTATTTTATGTTCTTGGATACTGATGAAATCATTGTACCAAATGAATTTAATGCGTGGTGGACAGAACAACAAATCAATCCATTGGTGAGCTATAAGCTGTCAAATTACTTTTATTTCAGGGATTTCAAATATCAATGCAATGAATGGCAGGATTCAATTGCGCTAGTACAAAAAGGAACATTCACTGACGACCAATTCATAATGCATCCACACGAACGTTCTGGTGTGTTTGATTATGTGCCATCCCATCTTCGTGCCAGAAATGTCACATATAACGGTAAGCCATTCATACATCATTATTCTTGGGTTCGTTCCAAAGAAGCTATGTTGAAGAAAGTAAGCTGCTGGAGTCACAACAAGGATCAGGATTGGTCTTCACTAGTTGAAAAAGAGTTTAGTGAACCATTTCGTGGCAAGGATATGATATTTAAATTTGAATACAAAACCGTATATCCATATTTGAATATTAAAATAGAATGAAAATTAAGATATTCGCAAGACACTGTAAGTTTTCCAGCAATTCGGCCAATAAACCGAGACCATCATTTTTTACCAGAGAAGGATGTTTCAACAGTTTCCTCAATACAATGGATGAAGACTGTGAACTCACGGTGTGTTTTGATGGCATTGTATCCGGTAGCGGACATTTTTTAGAAAACCAAAAGTATAATGGTAAGTTCAAGCTCGTAGAAAAAGATGGTGGCAACGATGGCAAGAGTTTTCTTAATTTACTAAAAACCGTGACAGAATCAAACTTTGCTGATGATGACATAATATATTTTGTTGAAGATGACTATCTTCATAATATCGGATGGGCAAAAATCTTAAAAGAGGGATTTAAATTTATTGACGTAGACTATATAACGCTATATGATCACAATGATAAATATTTTTTTCCCATGTACGAGGAACTATTAGCCAAAGTTGGGGTTACGCCAAGCGTTCACTGGAAGACAATTCCTAACACAACGAACACATATGCGTGTCTTGGCAAGACGCTGCGACGAGATTATTCGACTCACGTTAAATACTGCGATGTTGTGGGTGGACTTACAAGAGACTTCGATAAATTCGCTAAATTTGCGACTGAAGGTAGAACACTGATAAATCCTTTACCTGGTTATTCTACACACTGCGAGCCTCAATATATGAGTCCGGTGATAAATTGGGAAGAAATATTCAATAAAACCTGCAATTACAATTAATTATGGACAATGATCAACGCATAGAAATATCTAAATTCGTGGAGGAAATGGCAAAAAAGCATGGCCATATTCCAAAGTTCGCACACAACCTTGCAGCCAAGGATAAGAAAAAAGTGTATTATTCCGGACCTTACTTTGATAATACCGAAATAGTCGCGGCAATTCACACCTTGCTATTTGGTAAATGGTCTTCTTCGGGAGAAGTATGCGCTCGTTTTGAAAGAGAATTTGGAAAACATATCAATAATAAGTTTTCCTTTTTTTGTAACAGCGGATCAAGTGCCAATCTTTTGCTGATAGCAGCTTGTAGAGAATATTTTGGATGGCAGGATGGGGACGAAATTATTGTATCATCGGTCGGATTTCCAACCACAGTATCTGCAATCGTACATAATGACTTAAAACCTTCATTCGTTGATATTGAGTGGTCAACATTGAACTTTGATCTATCAAAAATTGAAGAAAAAATAACAGATAAAACTAAAGCTATATTCCTCAGTCCCGTTCTTGGCAATCCTCCAAATATGGATGAATTGATTGCAATCACAAAGAAACATAATATCAAACTGTTGTTGGATAACTGCGATTCTTTGGGAACTAAGTGGAGAGGCAAATATCTTAATGAGTACGCAGTTGTATCCAGTTGTTCCTTTTATCCAGCGCATGAAATCACAACATTGGAAGGTGGTATGGTATCCTCGGACATTCAAGAAATCGTCGATTTGGCAAGAAGCTTTGGAACTTGGGGAAGAGACTGTTATTGCGTAGGTGCTGCCAATCTTTTATGCAATGGTACATGCAACAAGAGATTTTCAAATTGGATTCCCGAGTTTCCAGAATTGATCATTGATCATAAGTATGTATTCAATCGTATTGGTTGGAATTTAAAGCCATTAGACTTGCAGGCTGCGATTGGATTGGAGCAGCTTAAAAAGCTTGATAGTATATGCCAATTGAGAAATGACAATCGCATAATGATACAAAACATACTTCAAACATATGTAAACGATTTGAGCTTTCCGGCAGTATATTCTGAAACGACGTGGGTTCCATTTGGCGTACCAGTTATTTGCAAAAACCGAGAAATTAAACATAGGCTTGTGACTTTTCTAGAATCCAACGGTATTCAAACTAGAAACTATTTTGCGGGAAATCTGTTGATGCATAATGGATACAAGCATTTGGATGACTATCGTAAATATCCAGACGCCAATAAAGTATTGGATTTGGTATTCTTTGTCGGATGTGCGCCAACCATATCTGCGGAAAATCTTGATCATATCAACAATATAATGTCAACATGGAAAAACTAAGCATATTTGGAGGAAGTGGATTTGTTGGTGGAAATTTCGCAAGAATGTATCCAAATAAGACTGTAATTATACCAAGAGAGGAAAACAAAATCGAGGATATGAAAGATGTGTTGTATCTAATCAGTACTACTCATAATTATCATGTTCTAGATGATCTTCACAAGGATATAAATACCAATCTCAATAAATTGGTGGATGTATTACCAAATGTAAATGGAACATTCAACTTTGTATCAAGTTGGTTCGTTTACGGGAGTGGATATGGAAAATATAATCCGGCCAAAGAAACGGATTATTGCAATCCAAAGGGATTTTATTCTATAACAAAAAAGACAGCGGAAGATCTTGTAGAATCTTATTGTAAAACTTTTAAAAAGAATTATCGCATATTAAGATTGTGCAATGTTATTGGAGGAGATGCCAAAGCCGGAACCAAAAAAAATGCATTGGAGTATCTAGTTGGAAATGTTGTGCGCGGAGAGCCAATTAATTTATACCACGGAGATAATTATAGAAATTTTCTTCATGTGGAAGACGTGTGTACCGCCACCAATATGGTAATTAAGAAGGGTAAACTTAATGAAATATATAATATTGGAGGAGAAGAAAGTACTAGTATAAATGACATTGTTGATTATGTTCGCAGAAAAACAAATTCTAATACCAAGATAACATACATTGATGCTCCCGAGTTTCATCAAATAGTACAATGCCCAAATTTTTTTATGGACAGTGAGAAATTAAGAAATTTGGGATTTAAACAAAAATATACTACTTTTCAAGCTGTGGACAAAATAATTGAAAATTTATGAAAATAGCAATGTTATGGCATGGCGATTCAACGGTGGAAGAATATTGGAATTGCCCCCTTGGATTATCGTTTGCTTTTAAAAGACTTGGACACAGTGTTGATGTATTCAAATTCGATGCTGCGAATTGCGATCTGGAAAAATTTTTTATAGTATCAAATAATTACGATTTCATATGGGTGAGTTGGCCATGGAATTCAAAATCACTTGATGAACAGTTGAAAAAATTGAGAACAATCAGTCACAAAAAGATTGTACTTGAGATGGGCGATGAACCGCAAACATTTGGTCAAGGAATTGAACGAGCTAAAATTGCAGACGCTATATATACTCCGGACATAAGGTGCCAAAAGAAATATATTGAAATGGGAATAAATGCACATTGGATAACTCATTGGGGGGATGAATATCTGTTTGAACACAATAGCACTATACCAAGATCAAACATATGCGTGACTACTTGCGGTGTCGAGAAATACACCAAATATCTTTCATCGGCCCTTGGTTCGAATTTTATATACCGTAAAACATTGGCTGAAGAAAACAACGAATTTTACAATGGCGGTACTATTGCATTTCAATACGCAAGATGGGATGAAATAACTAGAAGAATATTTGAGGCGGGTGGATGTAAACTGGCAGTTGTGACAAACCGCATATCCACCGCAACTGGAATATATGACATGTTTGTTGATGGTAAAGACATACTGTATTATGATACGGAACAAGATGCTGCGGAAAAAATTAAATATTTGATAAACAACGAGTATATAAGAAATGTTTTATCTGAAAATATCTATAAAAAAATTAATTTATATCACAGAGCAGAAAAACGAGCCGACCAGATCATAGGTATAATAACTTAATTGATATAGTTAAAATGTTATTCTGTTTATATGAGAAGTTTGAAAGTCAAAACTTATTATAGTTTGACTGTTTGGTAAAAATGTTCATAGTATCTTTTCTACTATGGCAAAAATAACCAACGCCCTGTTCACCAGTTTCAAAGAACTGAATGAGTATAAAAACTTGACGACTCTTCAAAAGAAGTTCTTCAAGGATTTTTTCTCCGGAAGAAATATATTCTTGACTGGTGCCGCCGGTGTTGGAAAGTCGTATTGCGCCAGTCTCTTATTCAAGTTCCTCGATTTGAATGGAATTTTTTATGCGAAAACTGCAACAACTGGTGTAGCTGCCCTAAATATAGGTGGAGTAACTTTGCATTCATGGTCTGGTATGGGATTGGCCGAAGAACATGGTATGGAACTGCTTGATAAAGTGTCTGAAAATAACAAGGCAGTCAATCGTATCAAGCACAGCAAAGTGCTCATCATAGATGAAATATCAATGGCCAAGAGTGATTTGGTTGATAAACTGGACATTGTTTGTCAATATATCAGAAACAAAGACAAACCTTTTGGTGGTATTCAAGTTGTGTTTGTGGGTGATTTCATGCAATTACCACCCGTATTCAAGAACTTTGATGAAGAAAAGTTTGCTTTTGATTCTCAAGCATGGCGCGATGCTAAAGTAAAAACAATTCATTTGACTGAAATTGTAAGACAGCATGACGAACCGGACTTTGCTAAGTTACTAAATGAAATACGAATGGGGAAAGCTAAAGATTATACACTACTTACAGATTGTATAAACAGAAAGTTTCCAGATGATGGCATCAAACCAGTAAAGCTGTTTTGTAAAAATATTGATGTAAGCAAATATAACCACGATGAGTTGTATAAGATAAAAAATCAAAGTAAGTTTTATCATTCATCTGATTCGGGCGGTGATATGTGGCGTCAATTTTTTGATAAGAATTGTCCAGCACCAACTACACTAGAATTGCGTAAAGGTGCTCAAGTTATTTTGCTGGTCAATCTGGATACAAAACTTGGATTGGTCAATGGCAGTGTTGGCACAGTGACCGAGGTATATGATACATATGTTGATATAAAATTTGCTTGTGGTGCTCAAATTATTGAAACATATAAATGGGAAATAAAGCAAAACGAGTATGATGCATTGACTGGTAATATGAAAAAGATTGTATTGGCTTCGCGCTCACAACTGCCACTGAAACTTGCGTGGGCAATAACAATTCACAAAAGTCAGGGCAGTACACTTGATAGAGCAGAAATTGATGTGAGCGAAGCATTTGCGGCTGGACAAGTGTATGTGGCATTGAGCAGAGTGCGTAACTTGGCTTCACTAAAAATACTCAGTTTTTCTCCACACAAAATAAAAACAAATAAAAAGTGTTTAGATTTTTATAACTCGCAAATTGATGAAAAAGAGATAGAGTTCTTTGTTGATGAGGATTGATAAATTATGACTACACAGAAAAAAGGTTGGTATTATTATCTGATGTGCGCTTTTGCCATTATTGGCTTTCCACTTGCATTGAGCGGATTGCTTGCACTAAAAGCACAATGGATGAATGAAACGCTATGGTCTGACATGTTAAAGACCGCATCAAATTCTATTATGATTCTCATAGAAATGATTTGGTTGGGAGAAGTATTCAGACATGATGCTGGATATACTATCATAACAACCACTGAATATAAACTATTCAAATGTAAAGAAAGTGGCAAAGAAGACGCATTTATGATGTTTGCTGATAGCACAGAAGAACTAGAACACTTCTTTGAGGTTACTGAACCAACCAAAAAGATTTATATTGAAGAGGCAGAAATGACTGGTAAAAGTATTCAAATGAAAGTATTCAACGGAGATAAAGAAGACGTGGAGGGCGACAAATGAAAACCAAAACAGCGGCGTTTATATTAAATCACAATCTACCTGACTATACAGACATGTTGTATGAGTCGCTAAAGCCATATGAGCGAACATACTATGACTTGTTTGTTATAGACAATGCTTCATCAACTGAAGGAAAGAGCAAGCATACTTCATTTGAGTTGGAAGAGAATGTTTATTTCGGTGGTGGCTTAAATGCTGCCATGCAATATACACTTGAAAACAAGCAGTATGATAGTATGATGTTCTTGAGCAATGATCTTACAATTCATCCATATAATTATATATCAACAATGCGAGAAGAAATGTTTGAGGATGTGTTTGATGATGTGCTTGCAGGAAAGTGGGTAAATAGAGAAATCAAATATGATATTGTTGCTCCAACATTCTATAACATAGAACCAAATCAACAATGTCATTGGAAATGCATGCATAGTCGCAACTCTAAAGAAACAAGAAAAGTTGATTATGTTGATTTTCAATGTCCTTTGATTTCTCGTAGATTACTTGAAGAAGTAAAAGAGATTGATATAGATCTGAAGTACGGTTGGGGACCGGATTTTTACTTTGCTCTTATAGCAAAAAAACTGGGATATAATCTTGGAGTAGTTGATAGATGCTGTATATTACATCACAACTCTCTAACTGTGAAACGAGGTGTAGCTGGTTTGGATATACCAACATATTGTAGATTGGCAGAAGAAGGTATGAAAAACTTCTTTATAAAGAAAAATTTGTGGACAGAATATATTGAACTACGAACCAAAGCACAAAATTATGAATACAACAACTGAAACACAATTACAGTTTGACTTTTTTGCACCGGCACAACTGACATTTGATTGGCTAAATAAAGATAGTTATTTAACTACTACCTTTAAGGCCGATTTGACCATGACTTTTTATGATGGTAAAAATGTGATTGGCAAGTTGGATTGGAATGATGGCACAATGAAGTTTAGCGGCAGTGTTGATGAAAGTGCTCAAAGATTCGTTGATTGTATTATAAAAAAGCACACTCAAGGCACATTGGTTGACCAAAAGAAAAATAATACAGAGTGGAAATCATGAATGTGAACGAGCCTTTATTCACTTGGATTATAAATACTTACAAAAGCACTCCGTATTTGCGGCTTGCGATTGAGTCTATTCGTGAGAATGCTTATTACAAAAATCAACCCATTCTTGTGTATTGCGAAAATGACACAGACACACGAGATTGGTTAGCACAACAGCCAGACATAGAAACTATCTATGAAGAAAATGTTGTTCCTGTTGGTATTGGTGGTGGAGTAAACAAAGCAATAGAGCGTGTAAAAACAGAATACTTTTCTCTTATACATAGTGATTTTTATATAAGCAAAAACTATGACAAGCCATTGTTTGATCTTGTATCTAGCTCAGAAAAGCCACTAGTAGCAGGTGCGTGGCGGCTTGAACCAAACATATTCAACAACACAGATAGATTTGGTACAATATTTTCACCACCAAATACGACAGATGGATTTGGAACATATCATCACGACTTTAGAAAAAATGAATTCTTGGATTGGGCTGATCACGCATTTGTATCTTCGAGTGCACCGACATTTAGAAAAGTAGAAGGCGTGTCATATATGATGCGAACAAAGTATTTTATACCAAACTCGGATGCGTATAAACCTACATCATACGAAGATCATGACCAAAGTGTTAGAATGCAATTAGAAGGATATAATTTTGTTGTGTCTGGAAAAGCACTAACTTGGCACTTTGGAGCACGCAGTAGTCATTTTCTTGGACAGCACGACAAACTTACTGGCACATCTGATAGACAAAAACAAGGTGAAGCTCGTAACTATCAAAAGTGGTTGAAGATATGGGGAGAGCCACCGTCGTATGACGAAGTAGGTTTTATCAAAGTAACCGATAAAATGCGTGAAATATATAACAAGAACAGAGATAAATACTTGACAGGTGACTATAGTAGTGTAATAATGTAGTGATATGAAAATCAAATTTAAACCAAAATTTTCTCCTGAGTTCGAGGCGGAGCATTTTGATACATTGGACTTTCAATGGTCCGGAGTGGATGAAGATGGATATATGCATATGTACTGTAACATAGCAGAGGTTATTGAAGAAAACGGAGAAATGTTTATTGAGTGGAATGGAAGAAAATATCCGGCATATCATTTTTTACATTGTGATCATTTGGATGATTATTTTTCTATGGACTCTGTAAGAGTTGTTAAAGGCGGAAAATACTTGACAGGTGATTACACTAGTGTCATAAAGGATGTATGAATAGAGAACTAAAATTTAGCACGCCAAGAACAGATGCGATTGATACATATATTCGCACACGAACCGACTATATAAAGACCGATCACCAAGTTTGGAGAGAGCACACCAACATCCTCGAAACCGAACTTGCTGCTTTTAAGAAAAACAATGAAGAACTCATTCAACGTCACAATGCTGCTATAGCTTCTTGGGATGAAGAGCGTGAAAGAGCGTTGCGTGAAGCAGATAGAGCAATAAAGTATAAAGAAAAGTATGAAGATTTGGTGAAAGATATTCGCCTTATCGGAAAACAGATTTTTTGTAGTACTGGAGGCACATTTGAGAATCATCCACCTGATGCTATTATTGATGCAGCTTTTAGATCGTTAAATGAATCTTGGAAAGAAGAAAAAGAGCATATGAAATTATCTCACGGCAAAACTTTAGAGTCATTGCGTTATAATGTTGAACGCACTAAAGTGTTTGAGGCACTCGCTGAAATGCTATATAAGGCAGAATATGACAATACTGATGCTATTAAGAAGATTTACGAAACTGTAAGAGAGAAATATCCAATTGGAACTTATTGGATGCCTTCCAAAAGCGTTTAACTATGACAGAGCACGCTCGTAAATATTTTGAGTTGTATTATAAAATACAACGCTGTATTGATGAAAATACTATACAAGAAAAATCCAACAAACTGCGACAGGATATAATAGAGTATTATAATAATATGACCGAAAAAGAAAAGCAGTTGATACACATTGTAGGAATAGAACACGACAAGATATGAAAGAATTTATTGACATTGTGGGTAAAAAGGATATAAAAGACTTATGAAAATCTCATACTGTATTCCGTCGAAAAACAATCTTCGATACTTGAAGGGCTCTATTAAATCAATCAAAGAGAATTCTTCTTTGCCATACGAGATTGTGGTATTTATTGACTCCAACAGCGATGGTACGGAAGAATGGCTGAAAAAGAACGCACCCGAAGTAAAATATACAAAGAACACATCATACGAATACAAGGGCATAGCACATGGATACAATCGCTGTATAGAGAATGCCACCGGTGATGTCATATGTGTATTTCACGCCGATATGTATATGGGTAAGGGATTTGACACTAATCTGATCAAGCATCTTAAACCCAATACGGTTGTTGCGGCAACAAGAATAGAACCACCGTTGCACCCGGTGGGAAAAGAAAAGATTGTTATGCCATTTGGCATGTACCCAGAAGACTTCAATAAGAAAGCGTTTGATGATTATGTTGAAGATGCCAAGGTTAAAAACACAGACGTTACAACCAGTGGAATTTTTGCACCTTGGATGACATATAAGAAAAACCTGACTGACATTGGAATGCACGACGAAACTCTTCATTCATATTATGAAGACTCGGACTTGTTCCAAAGAATGATTTTGAACGGATGCACGATGGTTCAAGCATGGGATGCACTTGTATATCACTTTACATGTCGAGGTGGTCAGTTCCAAGATGGCGTTGAAAAGCAGACAGTTGATCCAAAGTTTCATGAAATGCGAAACAGATCCGGTAGATATTATATCAGAAAATGGCAGAGTTGGATCAAGAATGATGAATATCAACATCCCATAATTCCAAAAAAATATAATATTGGATTTGTACTAACCGATGTAACCACCGAAGACTTTATTCATTTTGTTGAGCCGTGGGCTTCAAATATATTTATTGATAATACTATTTCCGGTAATAGATACATAGCAAAAGAACAACCAACCACAAAGATTGATTTGAAGGCTCGCATATATAATCATGGCTATATAGAACAAATCAATAATGACATTCTTTTGTATTTCAGTCAGAAGGACTTTATGCTCAATGGTAATGAAAACTCAGCAATCATAACTAAACTCACTGATATTATATCAGAAGGTGTAGAAGACAATGCTGAAATGGAACTGGGTATATTCAAATTGAAAACAAAGATTGTAAAAGACATTAGCAAATCACTTATAAAAATATGAACTACGATAACTTATTCACTTTTGTTGTTACACATGTAAAACAACTTGGCGGCAAAGGTCGCGGAGTTGTTATTACACGCAAAACAACATTGGAAGAAATCACTAATATGTTTGATGCCTTTCTATCCAGAGAAGAAATAGCCGCACTCATGAAATTTACTAAAGAAACTTCAGCAGATCATCCCAATATGGTTGTATATCGCACAGATGGTTCAGAAGAACATATTGTGTTTGGATTGAGTGAAGCTGGTTGGAAAGATGATTATGGATTGACTCATGATGATGTTGTTGTTAGTGTAGCATAATATATGAAATTATTATCAATGGAAGATATTGATGCTAGGTTAGATAAAATATTACCAGAACTTCCATCAGAAAATAATGTAGAAGCATACATGAAAACATTTGGAATTGATCGTGTAGATGCTGTTCAACTGTGTCGTATTTCAACATATGATCGTAATCATGGGTTGATGAAGATATCTGATACCACAGGCAATGAGTATATGAAAATTCATGCTGAGTATCTTGAATTGAGCAAAATGGTAGCAGAACACAACAGACAATTAAATTTATGAAAGTAAAATATTATATCAAAAATGTAAAAGGACTTGTTTTTCCAGCGCGAGCAAATAAAACTGACGCTGGTTATGATATTATATCAACAAGTCCCGCTAATATTATAGGACAAACTTGGAACAGTAGTAGTGGTAAAAATTATTACAAACGCATAGATTATATTGAGTATGAAACCAATTTATATACTCATCCAGCTACCGAAGCAATTGATTCTTGCCAAAGTTCATATTCTATTTATAATTGTCACACAGATTTGAGACCGCGCAGTTCAATAAGTAAATATAATATTGTGCTTGCTAATTCTGTTGGTCTTATTGATCGTGGATATAGAAATCAAATATTGGTTCGCTTCAAATATATTTGGCAACCAGAAGATTATTCTATTATAGATGACCTAATTTTAGGTACACCTAATTTGAGCAAATTATACAATATGGGTGATAAGATTTGTCAACTACTACCTATGGAAACACACGATATTGAGTTTCATCCAGTGGATATATTGGACAATAATGATCGCGGTGGTGGATTTGGATCTACAGGAAAGTGATCATTTTCTTTTTTTTAAAGTATATTTATTATGTGATATGAGTAAAAATCACGATAGATACAAAGAAGATTATTCAACAATAGACATTGAACAATTGGAAGAAATAGACACAGAGAAATTTGAGAAGTTTCGTCCAAAAAATAAAAAGAACATCAAGGGTAAATCAAAAGACAATAGTATAAAAAAAGACGACGAGTAATATCGGCGTCTTTTTGTTTTTATGAGCACCACTGATGACAAGTGTGTCTTTTATTTGGAAATGTTCAGAGATGGACTTTATATAAAATTGTCAGAAGAACTACAAAAAGAAGACGCCGCAACAACTGCGGCGTTTTGTTATTATTTGGCGAAGTATGAAGGCGTTCACCATTTAGATTTTTTGCGTAAGTTGATAGGTTAGTTCCTGATACCATATTCTACTTCAGTGAAATCGCCACCAGCATATGATATACTGCTCTGCAAGCTTTCAGTTATTTCATGTAGTTTTTCCGCATATATCATCTTGTTGCATTCAAGTTCAACAGCACGACCTTCAACATGAACATTGGTTCCTTTATTCTTTACTGAAGCACTGCCATAATATACTTTATATGGTTTGACAATTATTTTACCAGTGCCTTTGCCGGACAGTTCATTTGTTATAATTTCTCTATACACAGTTTCGGCTGGAGAATCAATACAAGCCGCAAAGATGCTTCCTGCCATAACCATAGTTCCACCCGCCACAATTGCTTTAGCAAAATCACCATTGGTGCGAATTCCACCATCTGCTATAATTGGTTTGGTTGCAATATCAGCACATTCTTGAATACAAGTGAACATGGGCACTCCAAATCCAGTTTGACCATATGAAGTACAAGCATCACCTTGAGCAATTCCACATTTTACTGCGTCTGCACCCCAATTCTCCAAGTCAACAACCGCACCCGCCGAAGCAACATTTCCAGCAATGATGAATGGTCGTTCATATACTCCTCTTTTATAAACACTATGTAAGAACTCAAGCATTTCTTTCATTCTTACGCTGTGTGCGTGCGCAATATCAATAGTTAGAAAATCTATGCGAAGATTTTTTAAGATGCAATAATGAATCAATTCCACATCCTCTTCTTTCACACCAATACTGATACTAATAGTTTTCCAATTTTCTTTGTTTGCAACTTCAATGAACTTTTTATTATCTGTGTTGGCAGGTGCGGTTTTGTCTGCGTTGAAGCGATGCATGATATAAAAATATTCATGTTCACTCATATACTTTGCTTTATCAACATTCATGGTACATTCCATATTGGCTGGAACAACTGGTAATTTAAATGTTTTATTACCGAGTTTTATAGAAGTATCTGCTTCACTTCGAGAATGAAACTCGCTATAACGAGGCTTTAGAAACACTTCGGAATAAGAATAATAGGTTTTTGACATATGAATTCATACTACACACATCCAAAAAAGTGTCAATTTGTAATAAGTGGTATATATTTATTAGCATATGGCAAAAAATCTAAGAGTGTTTAAAGGTGCGGGCTGTCCAGATTTGGACAAACAAACTCTTGCTTTGTTGGTCAAATTTTTGAAGTATGCTATTAATGAATTGAAGTTGCAAGATGTTGAAGTGAAGATACGACTATTGGGCAAGTCACCAAATGAACCTATCACAACTGGCTGTTATTCACCTCAAAACAAAACTATATCTACTATATGTGATGGTAGGCATATGATTGATTATTGTCGCACAATTGCTCATGAATTAACTCATATGAAACAAGATGTTGATAATAGAATAAATGGCAATGAACAAGAGATTGGTGGAGAAATTGAAAATGAGGCAAACGTAATTGCGGGAATCGTGATGAAAAAATTTATAAAAACGATACTAACACCCGATGACAAAAAGTATCTTGGTCTCGGAAATTATAATTAGTATTTTTGTAAGATTTTAGTAAGTTTTATATTTGTTCCTTATACTTATATGAAAGGTTATATATGGGTAGAAAATCGCACAATCTAACAAAGGAACAAAAAGATGAACGCAACAGAGAATACCGAATGCGGAGTTATTGGAAGCGCGTTGAAAAAGAACGAGCAGCCGGACGAGAAGCCTACTATCGTAAGCGGGATATACGGACTCCGCAGCAAAACAACGGGTAAATGGTATATAGGTCAAAGTACCGATATATTTGAGCGGTGGAGGGATTACCAAATGGTTCGGTGTAAAAATCAAACAAAAATATATCACGCATTGTTGAAATACGGTTATGATGATTTTGATAGGATAATAATAGAAGATATGCCGACAGTAAGTTGGACGATGGATTATAGAGAGATGTATTGGATACGAAAATATGATTCTGTAAAAAATGGGTACAATATCGCAGAAGGCGGTGGTGTCGGAATTTCATTCAAAGGAAGAAAACATTCGGAGGAAACCAAGCGAAAAATGTCGGCTTGGCAGACGGGAAGGAAGCGGACGGCGGAAACGGTGGAGAGGATGCGTAAATCTTTGACTGGAAAGAAATATGGACCAAAATCAATAGAGACCAAGGAAAAAATTCGGCTTGGGAATATTGGGAGGATTGTATCCGAAGAAACGAAGAGGAAACTATCAAACCGGAATGTATCAATAGAAACGCGAATGAAAATGTCCATTTCCAATAAAGGAATGTATGATGGTGAAAAAAACCCATGCTTTGGTAGAAGATGGATAACCGACGGAATTTCCAATAAATTTGTAAAAGGAACGGCTGAATTGCCTATTGGATGGAAATATGGAAAAATTGGTACTCCACATTCGGAAGAATCGAAGCATAAAATATCAATTGGAAATACGGGAAAAATACGGTCAGAAGAAGTCAAGCGAGATGTATCTATCCGGCAATCTGGGAAAATACGGGGACCGAACAAACATGGACATTCTAAAGAAACAAAACTGAAATTATCAATTGCTATGAGCGGCAGGCCCAAATCACAAGAAACTAGAGACAATATGAAAATTGCTTGGATAAAACGAAAGGCTGCATAAAAAGTATATATATTGACTTCATTCTGTGATGTCGTTATATTTATAGTAGTAGCATATATATGAAAAAATCAGAACTAAAAGCATTGATCAAAGAAGCCGTGGAAGAAGTTTCCAATATGCGAAAGATTGCAGATGAAAAAAAATTGGAAACGGAATTAAGAAAAAATCCAAATGATAAAGGATTGGCGGCGTTGTATGCAATGAGAAAATTTCTCAATCAACAATCGTAAAATGAAAAATGAAGACATTTCAAAACTTGTTGATGAGTTTGTTCGCAGAATCAAACTATACAAGACCGAATATGGTCAAGATGAGTTTTGGAATCTGGGTCTCAATTTATACACAAATGAGCTAAAAGATTGGCACAGTGCGCAACATTTTCCGGAAGAGAGTAAAATTACCAAAGAAAGACTTACAATAATAATGAATGTTTTGCTCGACGCCATTAGTTATATGAGCAAGAAAAATATAAAAGAATCTATGAAAAAATCAGAACTAAAAGCATTGATCAAAGAAGTGATTGAAGAGTCACTAACAAATACCAATCAGCCAATAGACCAACGTTTATCTCTAATAAAAGGAAAAACTGTATCTTCGGCATTTATAGCGGGTGGAGGATATATAGTTATAACATTCAAAGATGGTTCTCGGCTTGAGATTGACGCCAAGGGAGAAAATAAATTTGGTGTATCACTGGATAAAAATTTATGAAAAAATCTGAACTAAAAGCATTGATAAGAGAAGTTATTGAAGAAGTCACTGGAGGGCATGAATACAAAATCAATATAAGATTTGTGGATATATATGATCGTCGTAACAACGGCGATATAGACATCAATGTAAAAGCAGCCAATGATCATGACGCACAAATCAAGGCAATAGAAGAATTTTGGAAAACACACAACGATTCAAAAATCAATATCACTGATGTAATCGTGGATGACAATGAAATGAATGAAATTGCCGCGAATGAACCGGCAATAAATCCATCATATATTGATGTAAAAGTTGGTGACAAATATGTTGGCAAGGATATTCATAGTTTCGGAAATATTACGTGGGTATATGTAAGCACAGTTCTTGAAATGCTCCCAATTCAAAAGAGATTTGGAAAAGATGACCGTATTGTAACAGTGAAAGTTGAAACATATGATATGGAACAAGGAAAAATGAGGTCAGTGGTCGATCACAAAAAACAAATTTGGGTAAGCCAATTATTGAAAGGATTGGTATAAATCGTATATGAACGAGCAATATACAACAATGAATATATCAGCAATGATGACAAGAGGTCATAGTAATGACTCTGTAAGTAGTGCTGACATACAATCATTGTTGCGTGGTCGTTCATTTGGTCATCAGAAACAACAAGAAGACAGACCATTTGAAATGAATCCAAGTATTCCAGATTATAATAATGCTGATATGCAAGAACTACAAGATTATTGCTCAAAGCGTGGTATACTTGGTGTAAATTTCAATGGTCGCGATCCAAAATCAATTTTGAAAATGCTCAAAGCCAGAATGGGTGACAGAACATCTATCAATGAAACTAAAAAAGGATTACTAAATGGTTAATCATATAAAACTATACGAAATAGCTGCCACTGCTAAAAACTTTGAAATGTTCAAAGCCAAATATAAAGAGAATGTGCCTGATGAACAACTCAAAAATATATTTGATCGTTTTACTAAACAACAATCTAGATTAACTATTAAAGATATATTCAAGTATGCTTCGTTAAAAGATTTAACATCGGCGTTGGAAACAAAGTCTGGTAAAGAAGTTGAAAAGAGTATCAAAACCAGTGAAGCAAACATCATAATTGATAATGAAAAAATGATGATTGTTGAGCCGCTTTCTATGGCAGCATCATTAAAATATGGTGCCAACACAAAATGGTGTACAACATATTCAGACCCAGCCGAAAATCAATTTAATAATTACTTTGGCTACTATACTTTGGTATATTTCATAGACAAAATAAATAAATCAAAATATGCTATTTTTTATGATAAAAAGAATCAAAAAGATGCAAAAGAAATGTGTCACAATCAATCATTTGATGAAGAAGATGGGTTTATAAAATTTTCAAAAATATTAAAAATTTTCAACGTAAGTTTAGAAGAAATTTCAAACAAAACTATATCATCCGAAGAAAAAAATAAACTACTTCAAAAAAATTTTAGTAAAGACATGCAAAGCCGAATAGTTGGCGATGTTATAAAGGGCGACGTGAATATCAGAAATAAAAACTTAAAAAAGATAACAGACATTTTTGATTTTTCAAAAATTGAAGTTGGTGGTAGTTTTGTTTGCGATATCAATCAACTAACTTCACTTGTTGGAGCGCCGGTAAAAGTTGGTGGTAGTTTTTACTGCAATCACAATCAACTAACTTCATTGACTGGTGCACCAAAGGAAGTTAGTCGTGGTTTTTACTGCAATAACAATCAACTAACTTCACTTGTTGGAGCGCCGGTAAAAGTTGGTGGTAGTTTTTACTGCAATCACAATCAACTAACTTCACTTGTTGGATCGCCGGTAAAAGTTGATGGTGATTTTATTTGCAGATACAATCAACTAACTTCATTGACTGGTGCACCAAAGGAAGTTAGTCGTGGTTTTTACTGCAATAACAATCCAACAAAATTTTCAAAAGAAGACATACAAAAAGCCATGAAAGGCGAGGTAAGTGAGATATTTATACAAAAAGAGAACAATATGGATAAAATACCACAATACTACAGTTTTTATACAGACCTGATTACCGAAGGTCATTGTATTATGGCTGATATGCCACAAAAAGAATCTATGCTTGAGTTCATCAAGAAGATTCCAAATGAATGTGTATATGAAGAAGTTGGTGAAAATTATGGCAAAGAAGCCAACCCACATGTCACAGTTATGTATGGCTTGAGTCCAATAGAAGAAAACAGAGTCAAAGAACTATTGAATAAAGTACCAAAAAAGATTGTGGCAGAACTGGGAAAAATCAGTAAGTTTTCTAACGCAGATGCTCCATATGATGTATTGAAGATTGAAGTGAAAAGTCCTCATTTGAGCAAGATACATGAAATGATTCGCAAGAACTTTGACAACAACTATAAATGGCCACAATACAATCCTCATGTCACTCTGGCATATGTCAAAAAAGGAACATGTAATGAATATGTTGGTAATAAAACATTTGAAGGTATGAAAGTTATGTTTGAGACATTTATGTATAGCAACGGCATTAGAGAACTGAATCATGCTGTACCAATGAAAGAATATTATGTTGGTCAATCCGGTGGCTATGGTGGTGGAGCAATGGCTGGCGGAGGTGTCGCAGCAAACAATTGGGCAGGTACATTCTCTAGCAATCAAACATCACGCCGCTTACAAAACTATCCAGCCCAACGCAAATATACATATACTCAGGGCAATACTGTTATTGGTAGTCCATTATATGATACTCTCACAGACGATGATTTGATAGATCCAAACTTTAGCAAAGATGAAATTCTTACTGGACTGCGTTATGAAATGAAACGAATGGAATATCCAGACAAAGATGTAGCCAAACCAACAGTATTGAAAAATCTTCACAAAAATCCAAAATATTATAGCGACTTGGAAATGTACTTTCAATCGGATAAAATTTAACAAACAAGAAATACACACTATGAGCATAGATCCAAAAGAAATTGAACTGGGAACAAAACATGAACATGAGCATACAAAAGATGATGCATTGGCACGTAAAATTGCCATGGACCATCTCAAGGACGATCATCATTATTATACCAAACTGAATAAAGCCGGTCTTGAGCAAGAAGGCGCAATGACACCGCTTGAATCGGGTATGGATGAATGTGGATATGATATACCATCGGTTGCAATTATTCAAGTATCTGCCGAACCAGTTGGTCAAACTTCATTGAACAGTTCTGGATTGGGAAAAGGTGGAATTGCAACACCACTGAAAACATCCAATATCAAAGCACCTTCCGAAAAAGCAAAAGTCGGTGCAAATAAAATTGTCGTGGGCAAAACTCCAACCATGTCTGGAAATGCTGATCCACTTGATCATTATTGCGGTATGATAGTAAAAGAAACTGGTCAGTATCAATACAAATACAAAAAGTTTGCAAACATGGCTGGCGTGGATAATCCAAACGGAGACTATGGTGATGATGATGCCGACGCTCCATTCAAACCAAATTACGGTGGCGCAAAGAAAATCAAGCCACAAGGCGACGAACGTGGTGGTCCAGATGACCCAGACATTGATACTCCACACATGGGAAGATAATAATAAACAATGAACAGCGACCATATAGACCATTTCTGTTCAGCCATTCAATTGTTGAATGAAGGTGGATCAAAGATCACTGAACCAAATGCTGGTATAACAAGTGATATGACTGGTCGTTGGACTGTTGGTGCGTTTGATACAAGCAAGAAAAATAAAAAAGAAACACCAGCATTGACTGAGTTGATATACGACAACAATGCTGGTGTCATGGAGATTGCTAAGTTTTTCAAGGTTGCTACGCCAGAACAAGAAGACAAATTGTTGAACTTGATGAACAACAACAAAACAAAAGCCGCGTGGAATTTTATTGAAGAGGTGTTGGGAATAAAATTTCAAGGTGATGGTCCTTGGAAGTAAGTTGTTATAGATTGACATATTAGATAACATGGTTGATACTGTGTATCAACATGGTTAATATTATCAACAACTGAAAGCGAATATCAAAGCTGTTATATACTTATATATACAACAATAAAAATAAAGGTTATATGTCAAAATATTATGTGATAGACTCTACAAAGAAACAAGGTAATAAAAACCCCGTGGTTCTTTTTGAAACAACTGATGGTGTGTTAAAATATCTTGAAGGCATGTGCGAACGCCAATTTAAGCAAAGCCGAACTGACTATATGAACAATGCAGAAAGCATTGGACACAGTGCAGATGAAAGAACAGGTCGTGCTTTTTATGATTTGATGGAACAATATTTCAATATTGGTGTCATTCGCAACGGCAACAGTCCAGTCAAAACAAATATATTTCAAGCCTCTGAGTTTCTAAAGGGCAAAGACGCACACGGCAACTAAAAGTATATATAATGGGCGGAGACTCAAAGCTTTTTATAAACTGGTCTGAAACCAACAAGGTACAAACCAAATATGGTTCCAAGTGGATGAGGTATTGGGTCATACCAAAAGATTATCTAGAAGGCTTTTTTGTATTTTGGAACAACAGCAAAATAAAACTAAAAGCACAAGGTTATAGCATAAGTAAAAATAAACTGGGTCAATGGACACTCAATGAATGGCAAACAAATAAAGCAGATTTCAGAGAAGACTTTGGAAAAGATAATAAAGTTGAACCATTAATTATACAAAAAGAAAGCACACTTCAATCATACACTGTAAAAAATGTCAAAGGATTGAAAGAATTCCAAATACCAAGTGTAGCTAAATTATGTGCCGCCATACTAAAAAATAAAGCAGCATTGGACGGATCTGACACAGGTGCTGGAAAAACATATACCGCAGTTGGTGTAGCAAGAGAACTTAATATGGGCATAGCCGTAGTATGCCCCAAAGCTGTTATATATTCATGGAACAAAGTAATCAAGGACCATTTTGGCATGAAGCCAGAATTTGTTCTAAATTATGAGTCTGTTAAAACTGGTAAATATAAAGATATTGGAGTATGGAAGTCTGTGAGTAAAATAAGTACACGAGAAGTATTTACATGGAACATTCCAAAGAACACTCTGCTTGTTTTTGATGAAAGTCATAGACTAAAAGGTCATGGCACTCAAAACAGTGAAATTGCAATTGCAGCCAAGAAACAAGGTTATAAAATATTATGTTGTAGTGCCACCAATGCAATAAATCCCATAGAACTAAAATGTGTGGGACTTATTACAGGATTGTATAAAACAGGCAAGTGGTTGGCTTTTTTACGAGAACATGGATGTGAACAAGGAAGATTTGGTTGGGAATTTAGCGGCGACAAAGATGTGTTAAAAAAATTACACGCCGATTTATTTTTGGACAGAGGAGTAAGAGTAAGACGCGACGACATCAAAGGATTTCCAGACAGTGAAGTTATTGCTGAAGCATATAACATAGATGAAAAGTCACAGAAAGAGTTGAAAGAAGTGTATGAAGAAATGGAAAAGGAACTGAAGTATCTACAAGCTCAATGCAAGAACACCAAAGAGTATCAAATAAATAGTATGGTGATCATGTTGAGAGCGCGTGAAAAAGCGGAACTTATCAAAGTCCCATTATTTGTTGAAATGGTAGAAGATGCTATAGAAGATGGTATGAGTGTTGCGTTGTTTGTAAACTTCAGCGCCACGGTCAGGGCTCTTTCAACACGACTAAATACAAACTGTGTAGTATGGGGAGAAAATAAAGGCAATGAGAGGGACAGACACATAGAAGAGTTCCAATCCGATAAAAAGAGAATAATAATATTAAACAGCGCGGCAGGTGGAACCGGAGTAAGTCTTCACGATCTGAACGGAAACTGCCCAAGAATGTCTATTATATCACCACATCCATCTGCGGTAATATTGAGACAATGCTTGGGAAGAGTATGGAGACAAGGTGGAAAGACAAAAAGTCTTCAACGCATTGTGTTCTGCGCAAATACAGTAGAAGAGGAAGTTTGTGAAAAACTCAAAATGAAACTAACAAATTTAGATTTGATAAATGATGGCGATCTTCAGTCCAATGTAGAAATATTTGACGAAATATGAAAATATTCAGTGTTTTATGTTCAGTGGTTTATATTTATTGATGTATGGGAAGAAATAAAAAATACATCACCTATGAACAACAAAAACTCGCCAAACAAAGAGACAACAGACTGTATTACCAACGAAACAGAGAACGAATCAAACAAGATAGAATGCGAAGATATGAAACAAGTGTGGAAAAGAAACTGCCCTAAGTGTAATACCTCAATACATTATAAAAATAAAAAGTGCTTGAATAAATCAACGAAGAAAAATCAGTTGTGCCGAAAATGCTCAAGAGACGGTATTGTGTTTGGTCCAATGTCGGATGAACACAAGGATAAAATAAGACGCTCCAACTTAAAAAATGGCGTTGGTAAATGGATGGTGGGAAGAACACTTTCGGACACGGTGAAGCAAAAAATATCAAAAAGTAACATAGGTAAGAAACTTTCCGAAAAAACAAAACAAAAACTGTCAATATCAAAGATGGGAGATAAAAATCCAGCGAAACGGCAAGAAGTTAGAGAAAAAATATCAAAGACCCAACTAGAAAATCCAAGAGAAATAACACAAGAAACCCGCAGGCTTTTGTCGGTTAAAGCCAAGTCCGCTATGTTTGATAGAATAGAAAAACTTGGAATCGTACCAAGACCGAACTATAATCCAATCGCATGTGATTATTTTGAGGAACTCAATAGAAAAAATGGATGGGAGCTAACGCATGCCATGAATGGTGGAGAGACTCGTATTTTGTGTTATTATTTAGATGCGTATGATTGTAAGAGAAATATTGTGGTGGAATATGATGAGCCTCGCCATTATGACGTTAAGGGAAATCTAAAACAGAAAGATGTCATTCGTATGAATGAAATAATCAACAAGACTGGAAGTCAGTTCTACAGATATAATCAGAAGACCGACGAGTTGAGATTATATAACTCATCATCTATTGACTCTATGCTAACATCATGCCATAATAGACAGAATGCAGATTTTAACTAATATATATGAATAAGATGAGTAAAATAAAAATGTTGAGTTTTTATGTAGAAGGACCAGATTGGGGACATACTGTATTCCTCAATCCTGAGTTATTTGACGACGAACGATCCCAAATGTTTGAAGCCGCAACTCTTGCTGTAGAAAAACAAATGAAAGAGTCTGACGAACTTAATCTTGGTCCAATATTGTTGGTGCGAAAAAGCAAAGCTGCCAAGAAAGAAGCAATGGTAAATGCTTTCTTATGCTTGGTTAATATTGGTCAATATGTATTGGCCGAAAATCTAAGAGAAAACTTTAAGAAAAGTTCAGGTCAAGATTTGTCACAAGACAAAAATGGATATTCATACGAATGACAAAAACACAAGCACAACGATTGATGATAGACCTTGGCAAGAATCTCACACATGATGATTATTGCGAAGACTTGTATATCAGCATAAACAACATAGGAACAAAGACATTCAAAAATTGTGCTTATTATGAGTGTGAAGGATACACTTTTATCTGGACAATTGAAGAAAATTTTTTAATCAGTAAAAAAGAGATGAATGATTTTGTGCTCATACCAAAGAACACAGAAACAATGGTAAATCTAAAGAAGGTTACATAAACATATGCTACTAAACGGAAGACCAAAAAGAATGTTGCTGGAAAGTGAAATCCTAGCAGCACAAAGTATCAGCAAGACCGAGGCAGATGTTGCTAGAAAATTGGGTGTGTCATTTATGACATATCGCAAATATGCCAAGATGTATGGATTGTATGGTAGGGTCTCCAATGCTGCTGGTAAGGGAATAAGCAAACCAATAAAGAACGAAGATAGCGGTAAGTATCCACTGAATCAAATACTGGAAGGTAAGTTTCCAAAGTATAGCACAACTCGTCTCAAGGCTCGACTTATTCGCAGCAATAGAATCGAACAAAAGTGCAACAAGTGTGGATTTTTTGAAAAAAGAATATCTGACAGCATAGTGCCATTGTTATTGAATTATATTGACGCCAATATTAAAAATAAAAAGCGCGAAAATCTTGAGCTATTGTGTTACAACTGTTATTTTTTATATATAAACAATCCATTTGGATGTAAAAAGACATTTAAAATTTCAGCAGATGATGCAACCCAATTGGAAAAAGCACCCGAATTGTCGGAGCAAGAGCTTGATTCCTTAAAGATCCAAGTTCATGAAGAAATAAAAAACGAAAACACACAAAATTTATGAGCGATGATAATTCAAATCAACAAATTCGTATAGATCCAAATGAAGAAATAACGGAAGAAAAAAAGATTATATTGTTAAATCAATGGAAAGATAAAGTCCAAAACGAAGTGATAGAATACGACGCCCAAAAAGACAAGATATTTCAATTTTATAAAAAGAAACGAGAAAAATTCGACAAGATACTGGGTGTGCAGATGAAAAAAATTAAAAAAATTGAAATGTCTGCCAATTCTCGTAAAAAAGTTCTGGCGGAAATTGTTAAAGAGATAGAAAACTTGTCAAAACTTCCACCTTCGTAGGTTATTGTAAATCAAAGGCGATATTCCATTATATATGAGATTTGAAATAATATGAAAAAAGAAAATGAGTTACACTTAACATGTTCATGTCATACTCATGAACTGCATATTGAAAAAGATCATGAGGATGATATGTGGTATGTTTCATTTTGGCAGCGCGGTTATACAACAGACACTGGTTGGAGATATAAACTAAAAAATATATGGTATATATTGAAACATGGCAGACCATATGGAGATGAAGTTATACTTGAAAATAAAGATCTAATAGAATTGAAACAATATATTGATGAACAATTAGTGAAAAAGTGACTGCGTATTGATAGTCTCTTATATTTATAATATATCAACATTATTATAACCTATGAGCAATATATTTAGTCAATTCGATCAATCCAGCCCAGAAGGCGTTGTAAAAGCCCCACGAGGCGCAAAATTCTGTAGAAATGGTGATGATTTCTTCCTTGATGTTAGAGGAAACTTGCAGAAATTGAATATTTCAAAGAAGGCATTTGTTTATGGATCATATATAAATGCCGGATTTACAACTTTAAAAGAAGAATATATCTCGTTTTCAAAACCAAGCGAAACATGGATCAAGCGAGGTGAGGGAAACAATAAAATAGGCTGGGTCAGCGTTGGATCATACAATTTATTTACAAGAGTTATTGCAAATAATGTTCCTATATTATTGGGAAATATCATTGGTGCTTGGGCTGGCTATAATAGTAGTTATATACTAAACTCAAGCAATGAACTATGGGCCACTGGAGAAAATGACGATGGTCAATTGGGAATTGGAAATACTGATTATCGTGGAACTGCGAGTCTTGTATTAACAGATGTAAAACTAGCAGCATCAAGTTGTGAAGGATATTTTGCTGGCGCAGTCAAGAATGACAACACTCTTTGGTTTACAGGAGAAGGCGGTAATGGATCATTTGGAAATGATGGATTTAGTGATTATGATACATGGACACAAACTGTTTTGGAAGGTGCCATCACTGCATCTGGAGCAATAACAAATCTTGTAACTGGCGAAAATTACAGTGCATTGCTTATGGAAGATGATACATTGTGGGTATCAACCGATGAAATATTTGGACTATCAGCATCTACCTTTACTCAAATCACAAGCAGTATTAAATCTATTTCTGGTGGCGGCTATCACCTATTGTTTGTCAAGAATGATAATACATTGTGGGGTATTGGAAATAATAATGATTATCAATTGGGCACTGAGGCAAGTTCTTCATTTGATTGGGACAATCCATACCAAATTGCATCAAGTGTAGAATCATGTGCAGCAATGGGATACCACAGTGCATATATTGACACAAGTGGTAATTTATTTACATTTGGTAATAACGGCAGTGGACAACTTGGTACATCATATGGATATGATGACTTTGATGTGTCTGAACCACAACTGATTGACACAGATGTAAAGTTTGTTGGTGGTGGTGACAATTTCACATACTATATCAAGAATAATAATACATTATATGGCATGGGATATAATGGAGATGGGCAATTGTCCGATAGATTTGAGAATGATGAGGATGATGTCATTGAGCCAACATTGATTGACACAGATGTAACATATGCAGTGGGTGGAAATCAGCATGGACTATATATCAAATCGGATAAAACATTATACGGAATGGGATACAACCATCAATGGCAATTGGGCAAATATGCACTTCCATTCAGTATGTATTATACAGACGCAACAGGATGGACCACAGAAGGCACAGATGAATTTATCTTCACGGATGATTATGACACGGATGAAATTTACTGGCGCGATGTTATTTATGCCGATGGTAAATTTATTGCTGGCGGCGGCGAAGGAAATACTCTAATAAAATATTCTTCAAATGGTAAAAATTGGTCAAGTGGTTCTATTACAAATGTAGAAGGTGGAATTTCTGGTATTGCATACAACGGGACTAATACATATGTCGCTGTTTCAAGTGTATCAGATGGATACAACGACGGCAGACCAGAAGCATTCACATCAAGTGATGGTATTACTTGGACAACAGGTTCTCTAAACAACACAAACTATAACGAACTAAATCGAGTAAGATATGTCAACGGAAAATTTATTGCTGTTGGCGAAGATAGAATAGTAACATCGTCAAATGGAACAGATTGGGCAGAACAAACTGGATCATTTGATGCTTACAACACAAGCGTTGCATACGGCAATGGAAAATATGTAATATCAAATGGTAACGGAGATTACAGTAGTAGTTACGATGAAAGAAATACATTCACACAAACATTTGATAATAACACCGCAAGTTATGTATCAGCTGGAGAGGATCATGTTATGGTTCTAAAAGATGATACATTATATGGTGTTGGAGGAAATTATGATGGTCAACTTGGAAAAGACAGTTCATTGGGAGAATTCATAAAGTTTGTTCCAATAGTGTCTAATGTTAGAAATGTAGCATCTGGTCGAGATCACGTAACCTTTGTAAAAAATGACAATACATTGTGGGGTATGGGAGCCAATTATAACGGACAACTTGGAGACGGAACTCGTGTCGAAAGATACTCGCCTGTTCAAATAGACACAAATGTATCACAATCATTTGTCTCATCAGAAACGAGCAATTGTACAACATATATTAAGAACGACAACACATTGTGGGGTATGGGATATAACGGATATGGTCAACTTACTGGATCTGTTATTGGTACATATGTAACAGCATCAATTCAATTGGACACAAATGTTGTACAAGCGGCAATTAGTGACTATCATATATTGTATATCAAGAGCAACGGAAATTTATATGGAATTGGATATAACAACTATGGACAACTTGGAACTGGTGACACTGGATCATATACATCATCATATCTTATAGATACAAATGTTGTATCTTGTGCTGTAAGCGACTATACCTCATACTATATCAAAAATGATAATACATTATATGGCATGGGATACAACGAATATGGACAATTGGGAACGGGAAATACTACCGACCAAACCACGCCATTTATGATTGCTACTGGGAGCGCGCAAGTTTCTGCTGAAAATAATTTTGCGTTGTTTGTTGCACTAGACGGCACATTATATGGCATGGGATATAATGGCAATGGACAACTTGGAACTGGCGATTATACAAGTTATGATGTTCCAACTATATCAACAACTAATGTAAGCAAAGTATCTTGCGGAGAAGACTTCACATATATCATCAAAAATGATGGAACTGTGCTGGCTACTGGTGACAATAACTATAATGTTTTGGGTATTACAAACACAGCTGACAAAGTAATGTACTCAACTGATGCAACCACTTGGCACACAGCTTCAGTACCAGATTATTATTATAACGATGTTGCATTTGGAAACAACAAGTTTGTTATGGTATCCGATGATGATAGTTTCGTGATATCTTCCACAGATGCCATCAATTGGACAAGCAGTTATGTAACAACAAGTTCTTATGTATCATTGAGCAAAGTGATATATGACGGAACCAAGTTTGTGGCAAGTAGTTATTACACAGATGATGGATATAATATCTTTACATCCACCGACGCTGTAAATTGGACGGCTTCAACGACTGGATATAACCAGAATTGGGGAGCACTTGCATATGGCGATGGAAAATATGTATTGTTGTCTGGTGGATGGCAAAATGATGTAAATCCAAAAGTAAAACTGAATATCGGCTAAACTCTTAAAAATAAAAATTATGAAACTAGAAACAACACCAAAAGTAGAATGGAACAAGGCTCCATATAGCCCAGACAATAGAATCTCTAAAGAAGTGCGAAATGCATTATTTAAGAGATTTGAAGTTGCTGTATGTAATGTAAGAGACACAAATGTATTTGATGATCTTAAACTTGAAGATGGTTGGATAATCAAATCTAAATCAGATGTTGTGTTTGTGCTCAACGCCGACAAGAATGAAGATCTAACAGAAAACGCAAATCTAAAAAGTGAAAAGTTTGATGCTGGAAAGATTGGCGCTAGATTGCGTAAAGCACGCGATGCGGGATATGATTTAGAAAAATACTCGGAGCTGTTAAATGTTGAAGGACTGTCATTTGATCCAAGCACAGGAAAAATAACATATAAAGTGATATAATCCTTGACATTCTATAAAAAGTAGAACAATGTATAGTTTGTGAATAACGAACTATACATTTCTATTTTTAGCAAGGCACTTTATAGCTCTTGGTGTTATGTACCGCAACACAAAATCCTTTTTGATTGTGGTGAAGGTGCTGCGACAGCTATTGGCAATAGTCTTGCCAACATAGAGAGAATTTTCATTGGGCACAATCACGGCGATCATACTCTTGGACTACCTTCTGTTGTTGGTTGTCGCAACTCTGGTCGCGGCATTTCTCGCAACAAAGATACTCAAGACCACAACAAGCCATTGACTATCTATTATCCAAAAGATAATACACATCTCAACGCATTGTTTGATTTTGTAATGGGTCGTAACTCAAACTATCTGCGCTACAAAATAACATTTGTTCCTATTGAAGCTGGCTTTGAGCTTGATCTTGGCAACAAGCAATATGTTCGTGCGTTTAACATGAGTCATCAAAAGAATGTAAGCACTCTTGGTTATGTGATTTATGAAAATCGCAATCGTCTCAAACCAGAGTTTTTGGGCAAGAACATCCCAGAACTGCTAAAGAATGGTTTGAGCAAAGACGCTATCAATGAGTCTTATCGTGCCAATTTGTTTGCTTATTGTCTTGATGCATACGACATCCCAGATGCATATCAACTAACTGGCTGCAAAGATGTTATTATGGATTGTACTTTTGTGAATGCAGAAGATCGTGATGATACTACTCATTTTACTATTGACGAGGCTATTAAATTATGCAAAGATGCTGGTGTTAAAAAAATGTATGCTGCACATCTTTCAGGACGCTATGACTATAATGAAGTAGCCAAAAACTATCCAGACATCACATTTATCAATCCTTATAAAGTAAATCATCTATGAGCGACACAACCACACCTCTACCTGTTATTCGTCCATTGCTTGGCGACAAAGCCCCGCGATGGACTGATGAAACACACACAGAGTGTGGCTGTGATCTTTGCCAGCATTGGAATCCATTGTTTGAACATATCAGATCTCAACTCGATGATAAAGGTATAGAGCTATTGGAAGAACTTGCAAATCATTGGGGAAATCAATCGGATGACCTTGGTGTGGCAAATGCCAAACTCGATGGAACTTGGCCGGGCTGGGAAGACATGAAAAATTTTAAACCAAAAGATACACTATGAGCAATCTAAACGATAAAGAACCCACAGAATCTATGAAAGAAGCCGCTGAAATTTTCAGCAAGCATAATCGTGCTGTAAAAATGCCAGAGACAGACACAACTACATTTCGTCATATGTATTATAACTTCTGTTATTGGCTCGATGACAACAATCCATTTACAAAATATGTATATGTAAAGAGCGCAGATGAATATATGGATATGCCACGTAAAAAGCGTACATATTTATATTTCTGGTATTTGGATGCCATCATACACGATGCCAAGACATTACTTGGCAGAAAGTCTGAACGAGATGCTATTGACAACTTCCACGAATATAATTTTCCTTTTCAATATTGGCTGCGTGAAAATGGATTTAGCTTGAAATGCAAGATGGGTAGAGCATATGATTGGCTGCGTTATAAATTGAATCCTCGTCAGAAATGGCTCAAAAAACAGATTCCAGATGATTGGAGCGACAAGGTTTGGCTTATTACTGAACTCAATTTTGCTATGGTTGTTCATTTTGTTGATGGTGAAAAATGCTTTGACAACACCGACTATGAAGCATCTGGTGAAAATCATGCAAAGTTTGCCAACGATTTGAAGGATTGCTATGACTATATCAAAAATCGTCGTCCGGTTCTACAAAAGCAACATGATGGTTCATATCCAGACGAAGAAACGATGACTGGTGTATATGCAGTTGATTATGCTGAACTCAATCGGTTAGAAGTGCTCATCAGCAAAGAAGATACAAAATATTTGGTTTGGATTGTAACCAACCGTGATTTCTTTTGGACTTAAAATAAATTTATGAACAACGATATAAAAGTAAAACTATGCCAAGATGACTTCTATCTTATGATGCGAAATGCTGTGCTACAAGCTGGTGGTGTTGATAATCTAGCAAAATGGAAGGGTATGAAGCTTGAAGAGCTTGTAAACCTACTTGCCCACAACGGCATTAGAATAGTTCATATTCCAGAAAAGCATATGGATAGTGTCAAGATTGTTTGGGAGTCAACAAAATCAAATACAAGACCTACGCCACCAAAGAAAAAGCAACTGCTTTGCGACATTATGAGTAAAAGTGATGATGACTATGAATGGACCAAAGATGACATGGGTGGCTAAATGAAACATATCGTCCATATGGATGATGTGCATATCAGTAGTTATGCTAATCTTGTGTTGCTGCAACGCTTGTATGCTCAAATGGAGCGCAAGCGTTGGGCAACATCACGCAATGATTTTCTCAAAGAAGAACTGGAAAATAAAAATAAGTTGATTTGTTTTTATTGTGAAAAACAACTGAAATATAAATCTTTGCATAGAAACGACCAAGCAACTGTGGACCATTATAAAGCAAAGTCCATTGGTGGTGATGCATTTGATCAAAACAATTTTGTGGTGTGCTGCAATGCTTGCAACAAAAAGAAATCAAATATGAATGCTGATAATTTCATGAATAGCAAATATTTGTGCAACAAGAAAAAGTATTGACTTTTATAGAACATTTGTGATATTGTATATGAATGCGCACATTGGTTATTCCTGATATTCACAATCGTATTATACGAGCACAATCTATTATAGATAAAGTGCAGCATGATAAACTTGTGCTCACAGGTGATTATTTTGATAATCATGGTGAAGGTGCATACGCAGCGGAATATGCCAGAGCTACTGCTGTTTGGCTCAAAGAGAAAATTCTTTATAATCCAAACGCAGTTGCTTTGATTGGAAATCATGATAGTTCATATATCTGGAGCGACAATATACATTTTAGGTGCTCGGGGTATACCCAAGCCAAAAGTATTGCTATAAATGATGTATTGACCAATGAAGATAAATCAAAATTTGGTGTATATCATATTGATCAAAATCATGTGTTTAGTCATGCTGGCTTGACCAACAAACTTTGGAAAAAATATTCATTGAAATTTGATGAAACAAAGTTTGATTCAAAACTTGAATTTTTTGATCATGTGTTGCGTGAAGAATCAAAAGATGCGCTAGAACAGGCATATCTAAACAACAATGTTGAATTGTTTGGTGCTGGTTGGGACCGTGGTGGATTTCAACAATATGGTGGCATCAATTGGATTGATTGGAACACATTGGGACCAATCAAAGGTATAAATCAAATTG